TTACCATAACGCTCAAATTCTTTCTCATAAGTATCAGGAAGATACTGAGTTAAAAAGTTAAAGTTGGTAATGTAATTTGTTTGTAATGGGACTTGCTCCGAGCTTGGAGTCAACCCAAAAGTTGGTGATGCTAATATAGCCATTTTGTTTTAGTTTTAAATTCTTTTCATACTTCTAATTTTTAATCCGTTACCGGACTCAGGGCTTAGAGACTTGACCTGCATTCCATCAACCTTCGTACTAGCTTCAGACATCTTACGTTCAGACATGTTTATGTTTTTAATCTTACGTGTAACATCATCAGTAGCATCAGCTTGTCCTTGTTCGTAAAAGAACTTAGCAAACTTGTCGGGGTTCATTGCCATAGCTAACGACCTATGGTATCCTTCTGCGTCTTTCATTAAACCATTCTCATCTAAAAACTTATTTATAAAGTTCTGAGGTGTTGCATGATTCTTTTTAATCTCGCTTAGATTGCCGGGAGAAAATGAAAGTTTTTTGTCGTTTATATTGAAATCAAAACCTTTGAAATCATCGCTTAAAACCTCACTTGTCTTTTGGTCAAACCATTCGCGCTTACGCCTGTTTGATTCATCAATAGTCGCCGCTTCTTTGGTGTATTGTTTGTATGCCTCGTATATTTCTTTTTCTTCATCCGGAACACCAACTCCTATTGACTCAATAGGAACAGAGTATTGTTCTTTCTGTTGATTGAAGTATTTCTTGGCTTCCCCAATAACCTTCTTCTTTGCAATCTTTGTTTTCTTAATAAAAGAGTCATCATCGATGTCCTCATCATATTGATAATCTTCCATCAATGCATCTATATCATCGGAATCCAACTCTGAATTCGTAGATTGTAGATACTCTTTTATTAAACCATCCGAGTCCATATTGTCAAAATCTTTATTTAACTTTATGAAATCTTCAAATCCTCTTCCTGTATCTTTCTTATATTTCATATAAGCCGCTACATCTGAAGGGATTTCTTCACTAGATTGCCTTTCCGCCATCAGTTCATCAAATGAACTAATTTCTTTATTATATCTTTTTCCAATATATGAAAGAACTTTTTCTTCACTCAACTCTTCCTCATAGGACTCTTCCTGTGGTTCAACTTGAGTTACTTCTTGCTCTTGCTCTTGTTCTTGCTCTTGGACCACATTATCTGTTGATAGTGATTCTTCGTGCTTAACTAGAAGCTCTTCTTCTATTTGTGCAACGCTTTTTGTTTCTACGTCACCGATTGCTCTTACTTTAATTTCCATTTTATTTGATTTAATTTTTTACAAAGTTATACAAAAATAATTAATAATTAACGAGGTGAAAATTCACTCATATCAAATCCATCTAAACTATCTTCATTTGACTCAAAAGTCATTGGTTTAGATTGAGACACATCAAATCCATCTATGTTATTTTGATTAGACTGAAAGTCTTGAGGAGGTAAATTATTTTTCCGTTGGTTTATTAATTTTGATTGCTCGGTATTCTGCTGACTTATTCTTTTTGACTTAGCATTTTCTCTCTCATCCTCTCGGGTTTTCAAATTGTTTTGAGTAAGACCACTTAGCTGCATATTATAATCAAACTCTACAGCCATTAGGTCTTTTTTAAGTTGAGCCTCTGCTGTTAATTGTTGGATATTAAAGTTAACCTCAGCTTCTCTTAATTTCATTTTTGCCTCAGACTCCATTTGTATCTTTTGCATAGCAGTTTGCATTGCTAGCTCTTGAGACTTTAATTGTTGCTGTGCCTGCATTGCTTGCATCTGCATTTGATTTTGACTTTCTCTATCTTGCTTTTGAGTTCTCTTCATCTTTAACAATTGATTAGCAAGCTTAAGATTTCTTAACTCACGAATATCAATTGCATCTTCAAGATTTATATCTCCTTTAGATAAAGCCATTTGTATATTTGCTTCAAGCTGTGCTTTTTGTTCTTCATCAGGAGATACTTCAATAAAAATTCCAAAATCATAAATATATAAATCCGAAATATCATTTAATATTGAAACATTATATTTTCCAATCTTATTTGCAAAGTCATCTTTGAAATCTGCATACTGCAATATATCTCCAACTCTATACGTTAACGCCTCTGCTAAACTCCTATAAATATATAAGGCCCCTTCAAGGATATGTCTTGTAGCTGTATTTGAATTTAATGCAGCAAGCTTCTGAACACCAACCAATGAGTTGGGGTCAGGATTACTTCCGTCTCTCGCCTCATTCAATCCTGTTACAGAACGAATCATATCCATATAATGATTATAGTTAGATATGAGCATTTGAGTTTTACTTAATCCTGAGTTTGAAGTTAATTGAGTAATTGGAACTTTAGCATTATTGTAATCACCCTCTTGAGTGTAGCTTCTTCCAATAACACTACCCGTTTGAAAATACAACCTTAGTGCATCTTCAGGATTATATGCGGCACCCGTTCCTAAATCAACCTCATTTAAACCATCCGCATCAATAAATACACCATCAGGCACTACCCTTGCAATAACTTGCTGTAGCTTCAAGTGTGTTATCTGTATCAAATCTGCAAATGGAATCATTCGTCTAACTAAAGATTCAATGTTTCCTTTATACATACGTGGGGCGGTAGCAACATAGTTTGGAAGAGCATGCTGAGAAGTTGACTTAGGTCTAACCATATTTTCCGACATCTCCCACTTTATAATTATGTTTGTTCCCATAACCATTACCCCATCATACCAAACATCAATTGTTTTTTCAATCTTAACAAAATTGTTCTCTTCCATCATTTCAACCGGAGGGTTGAATGTATCATCTTTTTCAATCACTCTCGTTCCACCACCCTCAAGTAATTTCTTTTTGTATACTATTTTTTTTGTTGTCTTGTAATTAAAATAAAGCAACGTACAAGTGTCTTTATAAAAAAGACTATTCTCGTAGAATTGAGATACATTATAGTAATCATACCACCCTTGACTGCTTTTAGATATTTTCTCTAATTCTTCTTTCTTTAAAGAAGGCTTGATTTTTAATAACTCTGTAATTGGAAGTGTTTTTATTTCACCCCAATAAAAGCAGTCATCAAAAGTAGGAGACTCAGTATAACTGTAAACTACATTTGCAGGGTCTACATATGAAATAGAAACACCTGAACCTAATAAAAATTCATGCTTTGCTATACCAATCCCTATTACTGCCAAATCATAGTCTACTCTTTTTCTAATGTCTTGATAATGGTTCTCATCAAATATGGTATTAATAGCTTCTTCTTCAGCAATCTCAATTGCAGGCTTGTAGTTTATTTGCATGAAAAGAGCTAGCTCTTCATCTGTTTTAGGCAACTGCTCGGGAGGCATAATAAATGGGTCAACCCCTGTCTTCTCTTGAATAATCTCAAGTGGGACTTTGGCTACCATTTGTCCCTCAACCATATCTTGAAACTTACTTCTCTTTTGTTGAGACATTGCGTCTTGAGAGTATGCCTTAACCTTAAATAATCTATCAGACATTCCATTAACTACAATGTCTACAAATTTAGGAAGTATAGGAACAGGTGTCCAATCTAAATTTAAGTATGATAAATCACCATCTATTGCTAGCTCGTTTTTATATTTTGCTATGGATTGCTCCCCTCTTGCATACAACCTTAACCTATGGAAATCTTTCCATTGACTATAAAATCTACAGGACCCACCATCCTTTCTAAACCACTCATACTGAATAGCTTGTCCTACTTGGAGCCCAAATTTTTCTGTTGCTTTTTCGCTGTCCGTTGCTAACTGACTTGGGAATGAAGCAGAGGTTATATCTATTATCGTATCTTTCATTCGATTAATTGACTGTTGTTTCCATCATTACTGTATCTTGCAAAGGTAATGCTAATTTTTGATTCTTTTTTCTCAGGTATATATATATGTTTTTGATTTGCCATTATAGCTAATCCCGAACTAATTGAAGCATCAAATTTTGTTCTATCATTTATATCAAATTTAGCCCAATCCTCTAATGTTCTTGTAAATGGCATAGTTCCTATTTCATCTGAATCTCTATACGTTCCAACTAAATCCATACCTATAAACTTCTCAATATAAGACTCAATTGCTGATGCGTGCGATTGCTTTACATCTTCAGATGAGTTTGGTATACCACCTAACTCCCGTTCTGTTTTTGATAATTTAGAATATAACTTGTCGGGTCTGTTCATACAAAACCCTCTATACCCTCTGTTTTTGAAATGATATAATAATCTAGGCTTATTATTTTCTATTAGTATAGGCATACCATAAAAAATACAAGCCATTAATACCTCTTCGAAAAATATCTCTGCTGTTTGTGGTCTTGCTACATACTCTAAGAAAAATTCATTTGTAGGAGCTTCGTCCATATGAAACTTAGTCATGCCATGCAAAGAACCATTAGAACCTCTACCACCTACTACTGCCGATATGTCGTAAGAGTCACACCCAAATGAACCTATATGCTCATTTCCGGGGTAATAAACTCCATTTCTATTATATACATTATTCTGAATAGACTTATTAGGCATCCAACTTACTAAGAACCTACCTCTATTGTCAGGTGTCCAAACAACTTTAGTATCCTGAATACCATCTAACCAATGGAAACTTCCACGAGTAGTATGATGTCCTTTTATTGTTGAGTCGTTGTAATCTATCTGTTGATATATCTTTGTAAGATTAAAAATAGCTTGTTTACTTTCATCTCTAAAAGCATGAGACTCTGTTCTTGGGAATTGACGATAAAATTCATTTAAGGCATCAGCATCACTTTTCAAAGAATCTACCTCAGCTTCCCAATAATCAATAGCTCCATTTTTTATTAGCAATTTATCTACTCCCATAATTGGAGTTTCAGGAGCATTGAATACAGGTGAACCGTATAGGTCTATGAATCCTTCCATGTTCCACTCCATAGGTATAAATAAAGCATAGAGTCCGCTTTTTGTTTGACCGTTTGCATTTCTATGAGAAACATTCGAGTCTTCATATATATCCTTGAAATTACTCCCTCCTTTTGATAGAGCATTTGATGTTGAACCCATCATACACTTACCAATAATTTTAGAACCTAATCTTAGACAAGTTTTGGTAACTCTCCAATTTTCTTTTATATTATTTGGCTTAGTCCATTTACCACTTTCATCATGTGCTAGAAATAATAGTTTTTCTCCATCATAAGAGTTGTCTTCTGTATTCTTCCAATCTATAGTTGTATCTAATCCATCAAGGTCATTCGCCTCAGCATTATACATGTTTTTCTTAGTAATCTTTGATGCCGGTATTCTAAATGCTAATTCAGTCTTTGGCTTATCCATTCCGTCCATAATTGGCTTAAAGAAAAATGGAAGCCTACTATTAATTGGAACTACCTTATCTGTAAACATCTTTTTAGCATCAGCTCCTGTCTTTGATAAGATACCAACCCTAGCATCTCTTGCAAGAGTTGCGACATTAATACATTCCGAAGATGACATAAAAGAAAATCCTGACCTTCTTATTTTTAGATATATCATTCCAAAAGAACGAGTATCAGCACGACAAGCTTCCCAAAAAAGCCAATAGATTCTATTTGCTTCTCTAAAATCAGGATACCCAACATCAATACTTGCCCATTGTAAATACATATAATGAGAACCCGTTATGTATGTAGGCACTCCATTATTATAGAACCAAAATCCTGATTCTCTACAATCAAATTCATTCTCAATATAATCTACCCACCTGTCTTTAAATTGAGAAGGCATTTCATTCCAAATGAAAATTGATGGTATCTTTAATAACTCTCTTGGCAATTCTTCTCTTTGCCAATATTGTTCAGCTTTAACTTCGCTTCTTTTATATACTTTATCAGGTACAGGTGGCAGCCCAATGTTTATTCCTGATATATTTACTATTTCACCTATTTGACCATTCTTTGAAATAACAATAATGTCATGCTTCTCATTATACCCATATAACCAAGACCTTGCCCTATTTTTGTGGGACATTGTCGTTGCGGGTACAAAATCTTTTTGTACACAACATATATTATTTTGACCTTCTTTCAGCAAATCCTTGTTTAGTATCCGTTTTACTTATTCCTTTCTCTAAGGATTCAATTCCCTCTCTCTCTGATTCTATTCTATTTAGTATCTCAAAAGCATCAAATATCGCTAACTTTTTTGTCATAGCAGCATTTTTTAATCTATCTGCTGCCAATTCATCTTCAGAATCTACTTTAATAATGTTTTCTTCTGCAACTTTTATTAGTTGCTCAACCGCTTTATGACCTGCTGCAATTATTCTTAATTTTATTTCTTTTGTATCCATTAATTTAATTTAATTGTTATTTGACTATCTATTATTCTATACATCATAACATCGTCAACAGTAAACTCATATTCGCTATCGGGAGAAAAACATACCATATCCCCCTTATTTATTCCTTTTGAAATTAAGTAATCATTTGGATATAGCATCTCACCCATTAATGGCTCATTGCTAAAAGGTTTTTTTATGTAAGAGTCAATAGCATCTATTGGCTTTACAAAACAATACTTATCATAAGCATTCCATACACCATCTTTTTGGTACATGAAAAATTGGTCTAGCTCAACAAAAAAGATATTGTCCTTAAAAAAACTTTTTCCGCTTTTCTGCCTACCCCTCATATCATAATAAAATTTAAAAACATTATGATGAACAAGTAATATGTCTCCGGGAGTTATTGGACCTGAATACCCTAATGGTACCTCTATTACTTTAGCAAGCCTGTTTGAAGATATATAGTCTTCTTCAGATGTACTTATAATAACATCGAGTCCACTAATGGATTTTGTATTGTTGTACCTTTTATTTATTAAAGACTCAACAATAAAGTAAAATGGTGATTTCATTAATAGAATATATTATATTCAATAGAAATTGGAATGTTATGCGTAAATTCTTTCCACAAAAGTATTTCATTTGCTTCGTTGATGATATATATTTTTATAGACTGAGTTGAATCCTCAAACTTTATTACATGTATCTCGTTAGTGTCGTTTAATATTTTTTGCCCTACGATATAGTGCATTGCCCCACCTTTATAGTCAGGACCAATAGAAATTTTTCTTATTTCCATATTAATTATAATACAATGGACACTACTCCTGAAGCGCTAGCATAAAGTTGTCCTTGAACTAAACCTCCTGCTAAAGCAGCAGCATTAGATGCATAAGTAGGCAAAGTCAATACAGCACTTGGTAATAATTGTAATAAACTTGAAATTAAAAAATTTTTAGTTTCATTATTTGATGGTACCTCTGTTCCTATTAGTAGGTCACTTAATACAGGTACAGCTACGGCATATGTGCTTATTTTTCCCATTTTTTTTTAATTTAAAGTTAATAAGTATAAAATCTTATCTATTAACCCAAGCATCTCATCCATAATATTTTGTAACTCTGAAGGATAATTATTTCTTTCTGAATCTATAGTTGAACGTAGGTCTTTTAAATGAGAAATAGCATCTGTGTTTTTTGATTCAGGAATAGTTATTTCAACTCTTTTATTACGACCAAAATACGCTTCTGTAAATGTATCAGTTAAATCAAGTATTCCATCATAATAAGCGTTTAATGCTTTATGTTCTGCAAATGAAGTAGTTTGAAGATGTGCTATATGCATTGTATCTCTCGATTGGAATAATGTTCCAATAAATTTTCCCGGTGTCATATTAATTTTGTTTTTTTGTTACTTCTCCTGTCTCAATGTTTATTACAGCATCATTGCCGTACTTTTCCATTAATGTCTTTTCGTGCTTTGTAAAAACATCCTTGATACCATCTATGTATTTTATCAAGCTATACTTTTGCAATTCTAAATCACCAAGATTCATTTTTGCTTTAGAAAAATCACTATTCATCTCTCTGATGTTTTTTAATTCTTCCTCTGTTACAAAAATAACATCTTGAACATCGTTGTTTTCTATCTTACCCATTTTATTTGATTTAAGTTAATTTTGTCACAAATATAATGCTTTTTTAATAAACATTCTCCAAACAAAAGAAATAACAACTAAAAGGATTGCCCCTGTCAATACTCCCCAAAAAAATAACTGCCAATTAATGCCACGTTTTTCTTTTGCCCTTTGCTTTGAGTCTTTATAAATATACTTGTATTTAAGCACATCTTGCTTAAGAACTTTGGTCTTATAACGATACTCAATTCTTGTTTGCCACCTAGTTTTAGGAACGTAAATATTATTGAACTTAACTATAGTATCCTTAGTGGTAAAATACTTCTCCCATACGATAGTATCATTTATTATTACAGGAATAGAATCTATTGTGTTTATTGTTATGGTATCAGAGTCTTGAATAACCTTTAAGCCGTGTTTAAGAGCTTTTTTATAATGGTATTGTGCCAAGCGTTCACTTGAGCATCCAAGTAACATTAGAGCGCTTAAAAAGACCACAAGGATATACGATAGTTTCATTATTTCTTTTTGAAAAAGTTTCTTTTTTTATCTGCTCTATTTGCAGATTGAGATTGAGATACTGTTTTTGTTTTAGATACATGGGCTACGTCTTTTCCGTCATGGTTTCCTGCTGTACCATTCTTTCTATTTATACGCTGAAGGTCTCTTCTATATTCTCTACGTTCTTCAGTATCATGATATTTCATATCATATTTAACCTTCTTCTCTCTCGCTTCAGGATTTTCATGATAATACTTTGCCGTTTTAGACTTACCTTTAGTCGTACCTGCTAAAAAATTTCTCATCTCCCTTGTTTTGTATATGTTTTCTTGTAATTCTTACTTGACTTCAATTTAGAAGTCTTACTCTTTGCATGAATATTTGCACGCTTTACTTTTGGCTTTATCTTTTTATTTACTTCTATTTTCATAGCTCAATTAAAGTATAAGTGAATTTATTTCCGAATGCTGCCTTAGCCTTGTTTATAATTTTCATGAACTCGACAAAATTTGAGTTGAATCTAAAAACTTGACACCCCTCTGAAAAGTAGTCCACGTAAGTTGGGTCTTTGTAGATAGATGAGCGATGAATATTGATACCGAACATTCCTGTCTCTGTTATCTTCTCATCATACACAGTGTCCTTGTTATTATCTCTATATACAGTGACATTACCAAGACGCTGACATAAAGCCTCATACTTCCCATTATGCATAGACACACTATATACCCCTCTGTATTGACCGGTCTTTAGTCTAGCTACTCCTTTCGATTGTCTTAATATTTCTGTAGGTTTTTTGCCGGGGTCAGTAGTTATTTTCCACTCGTGGTACTGCCAAACTCCGTTTATTTTGTACGACAAAGTTAAGGTGTCATCGAATTCGTTTGTGACCTTCTTGCCGGGCTTTAGGTTTCTAATACCTACAATATTAACATCATAGTCTTTGGGGCTGTTAAACCAAACATAGCCCTTATTCTTGACTGCTATCTCTATCTGTTCTCTTGTGTAGTTCATCTCTCAAAAATTTATTTTCTTTTTTTAATAAGTAGTGCTCAAATATCATCAAGATACTAAAAACAGATAATATATATGCGGCGTATTTCATGCTCTGTATATCATTGCTTTAATCTTTTCCTGCTGTAGGAAGTTCAAATACTTAAATAGTTTTCTTATCATTTTATTGTATCTATATCCTGCTTAATATCCCTAGCCCTTGCAAATAATAGCTTCATAGCCTGCCACAAATCAATGCCTTTTACTGCCTTGTAATTTTCTGATATACTCATAACCTCTATAGACACTAAAACTAATGAAAGTATCTTAGTTAGCATCAAAGGTACTGAAAAGAATGTTAAAATAATATCATTGAGTATAAACCTATCTATTAAATAGAACAAAATAACAGCGACTTCATATAGCATTAATTTAGATATGATAGCACTAAGTTTCCTAGATGTAATAGGGATGTTTAGTTTCTTTGACTTCCAAATTCCTGTTAACGTATCTATTACTATAGCGAAGCCAATTAAAAAAAGTATCCCTGTAATAGGTAAAAAGAAAGCTCCAATAATTCCAAATAATTTTGTCGATGCAAAACGAATGTTCGTCAATAATATGAATAGTTGTGTTCTCATGGGGCTATATCTTCAAGGGCATCTAAAAGGCTAAAAGCCAAATAAAAAAAAAGAGTACAACCTCCAAGCTTTACATAAAGCTCACCATCACTCAACATCATTGAAAATGAAGTGATAAATCCAAATAAAAAATAAAAAGCTGCTAGAAAGTTTTTATGCATAATATTGTTTGTTTATATTTAATTACAATCCTCCATCATTAATATTCCATAAATAGACACCTGTAAGAATTGCCCTGCCTACTATACCTGCAGGTGAATATTTTGCTGTGCCAAAATCAACAGGGCTCAACCCATATAACACATCATATAAAAACCATCCATTGTAGATAGCATCAAGGTTAGCAGTAGAGAAAGTGGCAGGTGTTTTACTAGCCATGAAATCTTGAAAATCATTGACATTAGATACATCCCAAGCTCCTATGTTTTGATTAAAATTAGTTGCACCATAAAACATAGCGTTCATATTTACAACTTCCCCGGTAACAAAAGCCAATGGTTGATTAAAAGAAGATGCATTATAGAACATATTACCCATATCATTAACATTCTCTGTATTAAAACTTAATATACCATTGAAAGAAGATGCATTATAGAACATACTATTCATATCATTAACATTGTCTGTATTAAAACTTAACGCTTGATTAAAATTAGTTGCACCATTAAACATACTACTCATACTAGTGACCTGTGCTGTATTCCATAGATTAATATTATTTATTGTAATTGTGTTTGAATTGGCAAACATTTGATAAAGAGTAGTTATATTTTGTAAATTAAGGATATCAGATACTAATGATAAATCTAAGTTAGTGCAACTATTAAAATACCCTCCATTATTAGCACCTAACTCAAGCTGCCCCCAATGTACTACCGATGTAATATAAGTTGCACTTCCATAGGAACCAAAATTCCACCCTATACAATCACCAATTATCTCAACAGTATAAGTGCCTGCTAAGGCATAAGTATGAGAACTGTTAGCAAAACTATTTACATCTATATTGTTATCTCCCCAATCTATAGTTCCTGAATAAGTACCTGCTGCATCATAGGGTAGAGTGATAGTTTCGTTTGGAATTGTAGTAGTCCATGTAGTAGTGAAATATATAGGAGGAGGAGGAGGCAAAGGTGCTGCACTAGACTCTCCATTGACTGCTATATTTATCCCTATCTGTATCATTACCAAAGAGCTATAATTTTAGATGCCGTTGTTGAAGTTAAAACCCTTATAACTTGAATAGGAAGAAAAGACCCCGATGGAATATTCACAAAGGTAACATTGTCACCTCCTGCTGTTACAACAGATAGGTCTCCACTTTGTCCAACATATAATACTGATGGCTCAATTGTTCCTGACATATTTGTGCCTGAATATAATTCGTAAGCGTCTCCGCCACCCGATATAATATCTAAATTTAAAGTCAAAACATTAGCGCTATCTACATTTGTAACCATTGCACCTAATACATTAGCATATACAGTATCACCGACCTGAACTCCCAATGCAATAAAGTCTACAGTGTTATCTATAAGTTTAAATGGAGAAGCTGAACTAGCAGTACCCTGTAGAATAAGGCTTGGCATTGGTATATTCGTATCGTCTGAAGGTGTAACAGACAGAGCTCTACTTACTTGAAGTTTTAAATTTGGCATGGCTTATTTTTTTTTAGTATTTTTCATATCTGCTTGTGCGTTTTTCGCATAATTATTTCTTGCGCCTGCAGTTAAATTTTGATTGCTAGCTTCTTTAATGTTAAAGGCCATATTTTTTAACTCTTTCTTTTTCATGGATTTTGATTCACCCTTTTCGTGTTTAGCCATTGCCATCTTGGAAGTATATTTCTCTCCTGTTTTCTTTTCAACAATCTTTTTGGTCTTCATAATTTTATTTTTTACGGTTAAACATTTTATTTACAAGTAAATTAGGATTGTTTAATGCTTCTTTTCTTTTACTGCACCCACAATCTTTACCTACAGCCTTTGAAACAGTGTCTACTACCTTTTTAATTCCTGTAGTAGTTGTTATTTTTTCAATAGCGTCTCCTAGTCCTTTCATTTGATTTTATTTTTACAAAGATAATAAAATTATCTTATCTTTTTTGCCGTATTTTTTCTAGGGTCATAAGTAAAATTACTTATCGGCTCACCTGTTCTTTTAGATGCCCTATCTTTTGCTCTTTCAGATGCAGTCATTGAATTTCTTTTTAATCCCTCTTCAGTAAATGTCTTTCCATCTTCTTTTAGATGTCCGCGCCTTTGCAAAATAGCTATAGCTGTTTCTTTACTGCCTACCTGAGATGCTAATCTATCGATTAACTGATTACTACCCATAAATTTTTGAGTTGCCATATCTTTATACTTTTGAAACTTTTGGTTTTTTATTAACGCTATCTTTTACAACTTTGCCAACATTCCCTTTTAAGAATTTCATCTTACCGTCTAATGATTTCTTAGACTCGTATTGCTTTGCTTTCTCAATTATTTTTTTCATTAGTATTTTCCTTTACGATTACTTGGATTAGGAGTAGTTGAACCACCCGGACCTGCCCATAGATTTTTGCAGGCCCAATACCTTGGTGTTAACTTGTCATTTGCAGTATCACAACTGTGTCTTGCCTTAAAACTTTTTCTTGCTACAGGACTATAGTTATTACCATAACCCTTTGCGCCAAAATGAAGAAGCTTCTCAACACCACCACTGCAAGCCTTGACCATTTTCTTTTTGCCCGGCCTATTTGAAGGAACCGGGCTATTGCATTTCATATTTTCTTTAGTTGCCATTAGCTTACACCACTTGTGCCCGCAAAGGCGCCACCAAGAACTGATAATCCCTTTAAACTATCTCTACTTCCGCTTGAACCTCTATTAGCCTTTCTTCGTGCGCGTGCTGCATCAGAAATCTCTTTATTCTTTTTCCTTAACGCATCTCTTTCAGCAGCATTTTTTTGAATCGCCTCTATAGCCTTGTTATTAAACGCCATTTTCTCAACAGTCATCTTAGTGTCCTCTGTAGAATTTTTTTTGTCATTTGGTGGCATAGTGTTTAGTTTTTAGTTTTTATCCTTTTCTTCTATTATTAATTTTAGCCGAAAGCATTGTTCCTTTTTTCACTAATCTTTCGCCTTTATTTATTTTTTCCAAGCCTTTTGCTTGCTTTTTACTTGTTAAATTGACATCAGATTTGTCGAATGGCCCGGCGGGTTGAGTAGGCATACGGCTTGAATTCATAGTACGATATTTAGGAGTCTCCAAAAATGCCACTCTATCTTCAAATGCTTTATTAGCTTTTGATGTTTGAGCTGATATTCGTTCAGATTGACCTAATGTAGGAAATTCACCCGCTCTTTTTTCGATTCTTCCTAATTTAATTTCTGCCCTATCGGATTTGTTTATTAATTTATCACCTAATTTTTCTGTAGCCCTAACTATTTTTTCTTCTCCCTTATCTATTTTTCTTTGTCCTCTTGCTGCCATTCTATCACCACTTATTTTTTCTACTCCACTACCTATTTTTCTTTGTCCTCTTGCTGCCATTCTATCACCACGATTAGTTCTATCGCCTCCGCCGCCGCCGCCTGTATCGCTTCCGCCGCCCGTATCTTCGCCGCCGCCTCTTGCAGCGAACTTATCAATAGTGGCGTTCTTCATCGCCATTTTATCTTTTTCTTGTTGTGAGTACATAGTTTTTAGTTTTTAGCTATTAATTATTAATTATTTAGGGTTAACTGTTGGAGAGTCTGATAATGGCGTATCTCCATTTGGTCTTATTTTAGATAGCTTATATTCATCTTTTGGTATATATCCTTTTATATGTTGTTTTGTCCACTCTCCCTTTTTATCGTATTTTGTTTTTACAACCTGTGTTATATCACTTCTCTTAGCCATATATCCTTTGTCATCATAAGTGTTTGTGTAATCTTTAGCTATAGTTTTTCTAGGTGTAACCCCATCACGTCTAAAAACTGTTTTAGTTTCTGTAGCCGTTAGTTTTTGTGGCGTAAAAGTATCTATAACTGTTTCTTTTTTTACTCTTTTATTTCTAGGAGTTAACATAACTTTTATTTTTTAAATAATTGATTTATCTTTACAAAAGTAATAAAATTAAATCAAATAAAATAAAATGAGAAAAATAACTGATGATTATCTTAAGTATTGGAGAGTAATAAGATATTATGTTAAAGAAAGGTATGGTTTGACCCAAGCAGACCTTGATATGATACTGTTCTTGAATTCAGAACACTACTTTGATAAAGATAAGTTTAAAGAGTTTGACTCACTTATGAGTTGGAACGTGACTAGGTTTGACCAATTGCTAAGAGATGGATGGATAGTTTTGTTCCGTAGAGGATTCAAAGGAAGTAGAGCAGTATATACCCTGCCTTACAAAACAAGCTGCCTAATTAAATTAATCTACAACCTACTAAGCGGTAACGAAATACCTATGGGTAAAAGCAATACAATGTTTAATAAAAATGTCAAGTACACCGACAAAGTCTATAGGAATATGATAATGGAAATGAATAAGACTTTTAAAGGTAAGAAAAGGACCGTTAACGAACTATAAGACCACCACTACGTCCCCCTCTACAATTATGGTGCACTGAATGTCATTGATTATCATCGTGAAACTACGACCCTTGTCGTAATATATCTCATCGCCCTCTTTTATGTTAGCCACATCAGTGCCTGAACACTGAACAGTCGCACGTTTATATCTTAACTGACTTGCGTCTTCCCCCGATAAAATTAATCCCGACTCAGTCTTAATCTCTTCGTCAATATTTTTTACAATAATGTATTTCCCGATTGGTTTTAAATTTTTATGCATTTTATTTTTTTATTTAATGTTTTACTGTTAATACTACGACTTCTATTAGATAAATTATTACATATAGAAGTTTCTTTACAACCTAATTCTTTTGCTGCATTTCTAATAGAATCAAAATTAAAAAGAATCTCATTTGAATAATAATCATAACAAGATATTGCCTTTGCTGTTATTGTTTTTGATTTATTAGATAATCTCATTTTTTCTTTAGTTTCTTCTGTATGTTTTTTACCTAGATTTGCTTTAGATAAATTTTCTTTATGGATATTTGTTTTAGCCTTACCTTTTAAAGAATTAGATATTTTATTATTCCATTCTTTATTTCTTACTACGGCCTTTAAAGATTTACTTTTTTTATTTAAAACTTTATTACATAATCCTTCTACGGTAATCCCACCGATTGTTTGATTAATAAGCTGACCATTTTTCAAATCTATTCTACCATATTTCTCAATAAGATTTATTTCTATTTTAAAAGCATCTTCTTTAATTAATCCGTCTTTATATATTTCAATTATATATCCATATTTATCAACTATTTTATTCCACCATACAGACCTTTGTTTAGAATAGGCTCTTTTCATATTCCCCATACCTACATAAAATACAGAATTGTCTGTTTTTTTTCTGTGTAGATATACAACCTTATTATTTTCCATATTACAAATATACAACTTTTTTTGTATTTCCCGATTGGTTTCATTTTTTTTGTTTTATGTTTTTACCTCTATAATTATTAGTTTGTGAATGACAGTTTGGACAAAGTATTTGTAAGTTATTTATAGTATTGTTTTTATTATTGCCATCAATGTGATGAGTCTCAAGAGATATTTTATTCCCTAACCAATCTGATAGACCACATATATAACAAAAATCACCGCGCCTTTTTCTTAATATTTTTCTTACTGTTTGTACATGCAAAGGCTCACCATTTAATAACCTATCATTTATCTTTTTCTCCCATGTCTCAATTTGATTTTTTATCTTATCAGGATTACTATTTACTTTGCTCCAATCAGTATTTGCATACACTCCATCAGCCCAATTTTTTTTTATCACATTACTCTTTAAAGACTTTGTTTCTTCAGTACAAGGCCTTGAGTTCCTGCAAAATAAGCTACAATGACTTACTAATCCCTTTTCAGGAATAAAATCTTTTCCACATTTCTTACACTTATTGTGACTCATATGTTCGTGCCATTGTAATAATGGCATTTGTGCTTAGTATTGTAGTAGCTACACTAACTGCGTTCTGTAATGCACTACGAGTAACTTTTAGTGGGTCAATGACACCCATCTCAATCAAGTCACCCATCTCAGATGTCTTTAAGTTGTAACCATGGCCATCTGCAATATCACCACTGTAAATCTTCTCAACGAATAACCCTGCGTTATTTAATATCTGAACCAATGGAGACCTTAAGGCTTCCCTTAAAATAATACACGCTACCTCTTGCTCCTTACTCAACTTGCCATCAAAAAAATCATCGAAGCTAATCTCATACAAAGCCTTACCTGCTCCTGCTAATATACCCTCCTCTAATGCAGAACGAACAGCACACACAGCATCATCAACCCTGTCATACAACTCCTTCTGCTCCAAGTCAGTATTGCCACCAACAAATATTACACCTATACCACCCGTTAATGACGCTATGCGCTCAATAATAAAGTCTTTGTCATCTTTCCGCTTTGCAAGTGTATGAGCATCTCGCAATTGCTTTACCCTCTCGTCAATGTCGGATTGGTTTATGTTTTCACTTGACTTTAATATAACAGTCTTCTCCCTTCCGATTATAACCTTGGCAGCATGACCCAAATCATCATAAGTAATATGACTCAAATCATCACCCGTACCCTCACTAAAATAAGTAGCTCCAACACTTATGGCGATGTCTTGCATTAATTCATGTTGCTTATATCCAAAATTTGGAGGAGCTACTACACATACCTTCAAATTACCCTTCATTACATTTGCCGCCAATGTGTTCACCACATTCGCATTACACGGAGCTATAATTAATAATTTCTTGCCCTCATTTATAATTGGCTTTAATATGTTCTCTATCTGTAAGATATTATTTATGTCTACGTCAGCTACCAATATCATGGTGTCCTCAAATATACACTCGTCTCGCTTTTGGTCATTAATGAATAATGGCGAACTATACCCCCTGTCTACCTTAATACCCGTTGTCGTCTCTGAATATGTGTCAGATGTCTGTGAACGCTCAACCGTTACCATGCCCGTCTTACCAACGTCACCATATACCTCAGCTATTATCGTTCCTATACTCCTGTCATTGTTCGCAGATATAGTAGCAACGTCAACTATCATATCATCCGTTACATCAGTAGACTTATCTCGCAATCTCTCCACCACCTTATTAGTTATCTCCGATAGCTGTCGCAAAACCTCCGTTCTGTTGTGGTCAATAGTTATTAACTCCAATCCACCCAATACCAATGACTCCGTTAATACAATAGCCGTAGTCGTACCGTCTCCTGCACTCGTTGCAGTTTGGTCCGCAGCCTCCTTCATCATACGTACCGCTAAATTCTCAACAGGGTCTAACAAATCTATAGAACGAGCAACAGTTACACCATCCTTAGTTACAGTTATACCACGTAAGTGATTTACCGACTCTATTAAAACAGTATTACCGCCCGGTCCTAATGTGCTCTTCACAGCATTAGACATTGTTGTTACTCCTTTGATTAGTTTCTTTCGGCCCTCTTCGCCGAAATGTAAGTTCTTGGGTGAATACCCTGCACTATCTATCATATTTATATTTGATTAAATTATTGACGCAAAGATATACCAATTTATAATATAATAGAAATTTATTTTTTTTTATATTAAAACCTTAATGTCAATTTAATTTTTCCCTATATATATATATATATATTATTACTATATATAGTTTTATCTCATTCTATTTTCTCTTTAAAATCGACATAATCGACATTAAAAGAATAAAGTATTAATAATCAGTTAGTTACAAAAATAAAAACGACACTAAAATCAACACAAAGTAGTGTCGATTGTTATCTTTTAAACTTAAATGGCATAATCATACCCATTCCCTCCTCTCTCATCTCTGCTTTCATATCCCCTAAAGCAACTCCTTCAGATATCATACTAATCTTCTCAGCCTTTTTTATAGCCTTCTTTAACTCACAAGCTTTCTCAATTCCGTTCTTCCCATTTGGTCTATTGTTAATCAATCTACCGTCCTTTACAGTTAGTCCATCGTCCATTATTCCGTAAATACTACCTAAATTTTTTCCGTACATAATCTTTTGTTTTAGTGAGTTACAAAGGTATAAAATTTTATTAGATAATAGTAGTAGTTGGATGATGGTATGGTATGGCGTCGCCGGTCCACGCACGGAAACGACATTTTTTTAGGGCAGTGGGGTGCTGAAAGCCCCGTCATTGCTCGTTTTTTTGGCTTTTTCCCATGCGTACACGCACACACACGCACACACGTAACGCACACGCACATACGCCCACGTATGCACCCACGCACACGCACACACGCACACGCACACACACCCGTACATACTAGCCACGCACACGCACACACGATTCAATATAGCAAGGGACAAGCACACTAAAAGCGCTGAAACGTAGTAGCAGTAAGGGTTTAAGCCCTGCCTATCCTATCAAAACCACTAACATAACATACGGAACAAAACTTTTTTTAACCCTGAAACGTAGTGGTGGCGGGGCTTTCAGGACATAGGCAAATAAAAAAAGTAAATTATTTTAGTTTTATACTTTCTATATCCGATTATTGTACTATCTTTGTTGTGTTCGATAAGGTATTGAACATCAAACAATTTTATTTATTACTTAATTTTATTTATTATGAAAACATTAACAACGAATGAAAGCAAAGCAGTGAACAATGCAAGAAAAGGAATTAACGCTCAAGAAATTAGCGAACTTAATTCAGCCGTAACGCAAGGTTTTAAGTGTGGTTTTGAAACCACAATGTGTCTTGCGAAATTAGTAAGTGAAAGCGCTGAATACTTCAAAACTAAAGAATGTAAACAGTTTTTCAAGGTCGCAGACGTTGAATGGACAATGGAAGATTTCTTTTTATACTTGGGATTTCAAGAAAAGTCGTGGTGTTACCGATTAATTAAGGCAAATAAATTTGCCGATAAGCAAGGCGCTTATTTAGCTTCAGTTCGGGATTCCTACAATGTGCAGGACTTTTTGAAATTCGCTACCGATACGCCAACGAAAGAAAAGGAAGAATTTAAGCTAAAATTAACTTTCGGTGAGTCAAAATTATCAATTAACGATAAGGACGAATTGACAAGTACACTAACAAAGGCGCAAATTCAAGCAGTTATTGTATTGCTTAAACGCAAAATGGATACCATGATAGAAGGGTAAAACAAACGAACAAACGAATAATTAAAGCGCCCTGTTTTACAGGGTGCTTTTGCGTATACGAATATTTTTTATAGTGTGGTTTCAAAACCACATTTTTACTTTAATAAAAAAAAAATGAAACGAACAATAAAAATATTTTTAGTCCTGTCACTTTGTGCAGGGTGCAATTCACTCTCACAAACTGCTTGGGAGGATAATGTTAATAACCCCGAAAACCATGAGTTCGTGGTGGAAGTGGCTTTTAATGAGAATGTGGAGATATGGGAAGTGACGCAAGCGCAATTTAATGAACGCTATAGTATAAACCAATCTAATAAATGGAACTTATGGAAAGCCGAATAATTAGAATTGAGGGGCTCTATGAAATTTGGGGCTTCTTCTTTGAAGGTAAATTAATACGTACAAACAAATTAAGGGTGCGAGGGTGGAGATGAATGCTCTCACTGTCACAGGGGACGTGCGCCCCAATGAGAATGAAATCGATTGTGGTTTCAAAACCACAGTTCAACTTAAAAAAATAGTATTTATAATTTAATAATTAAATGAAATGGAAAATGTAACAACGTGTATTGGTGTTTGCTTAATGATTTTATCATTATTTATGATTGTGTATGTATACAATAACTTAAAAACTAAACCATAATGACCTACCAACTACAATATGTAAATGGCTCTATATGTGAGACCTATTACTTTTATAGTATGGCGCTATGCTATTATAAGCGCAATCAATTGGTGGCTCAAGGGAGTCACAATAAAAATAAATTCAAAATAATAACAATTAAAAACTAAAAGAAATGAAATCAGAAAGCGAATTAGAAATGAGATGGGATGAAATGCTAGCAGGAACCTTTTTGGCACAGGTTGAAATTGAGCGTAAAAGTATATTGGATTATAACTCCGATGTGAAAGAGTTTATAAATCACTCTGTAGAGTACGATGATATAAACATAATTCTTATTTATGGGGTGACAAATAGTAAATGCTTCAACCATATTTATAGAATGGCTATTTATCCAAAGACATCTACACAATCAGTTTATAGGAATGGAAATGCAATAGATAATCAAGGATATAGTATCCGAGATGTTAGATATATGGCTAAAGAATACTTAAGTCACTACTATAATATAATATAAACCAACAACTAAAAACTAAAAGAAATGAAAAGATTATCAAAGAACATTTATGTGCAGTTGTTCTGCATAAAAATAGCAATGCTAATAGCGATTGTGTTATTAGTTGTGTTAACGAGTTGCAATAATGGGCGAAAGTATGTAGAATGTGACGCATACGGACAGGTAAATAGTATTCACAATCAACAAAAAACTGCAAAGTAATGGAAGTAATCAAATCAACAAACGATTGGTGTCTAATTGATGACCAATTCGGAACAATCATGAGAGGGTCTTATGATGAGTGTATGGAGATGTTATATCTTATTGAGATTAATAGTCAAGTATGCGAAGAAGAAGAAATTTATACCTACTAAAAAATAGAACTTATGAAGTATAAAGTATTAGAAGAGTTACCAATGGGCGCACTAACTACATCATTTATTATCGACCTGTGGTCAGATGATTTCGGTATAGTTCATTATGAAGTCTATTTAGACGAAGAGACGGGTGAAATGTTCCTTGATGTTATAATGCAGGATGAGGAATGGACTAGAAAATTATTTTTAATAGAACATATAAACCAATAAAAAACAGAAATTATGAGAGTAACAAGCGAGATTAACTTAAGACAATTTGATGCGTGGGGTGGTGCAGAAGAAACCAAAGACAGAATAATAAGTGAGGGCAAGGAAGATGATTTCGTTTCATTAATCGAAGAGCTATTCGAGAATGGGATTAGTGAGACACAACTAAATGACCTGCTTCGCTTTGATGAAGAATGGATATTTAGTAATCTAAATATAAGATGAGAAAGGTAACGTGTATCAATGATAAGAAGTTACCTGAAGGGGCAAAGGTCGTGAATGGTAGAGAGTATTATGTCCTTGATGAGTTCATCAATGGATTCGAGCAGAGGACGTTCATCATCTCCGGTGTGAATAACAAGGGGACTACAAAGAACGGTCTTCGATGGCAGGGCTATTGTGCGAGTCGGTTCGCTGATTTGGACTCACTGTCACTCGAGGGCGCAATGGATGAAGTAACAATTGAAATCAAATGTGGTTTTGAAACCACTATTAATAATTAAAAATTAGAAAGTATGGAATTTATGTTAAAATGTGCATCGTGGGGTACTGCAAAGGCTTATTACAAAGAAGCTTCTAAGTTTATTGTAAGAACTGAACTAAATGAATATGATGAAGAAGAATTGATAATAGAAATCAATACTATAGAGGAATTAATGGAACTTATGAAAAATGCACAAGCACCACTTATTTTGAATAAGTATAGGATTACTATTTACGATGACTACAATGAATAAAATAGTATAAATCAAAAGTAACCTCGAGGTTACTATTAATAATTAAAAATTAGAACGTATGGAAGAAAAAATAACGTCGTGGCTTATGATTTATCATGACAATAATGTGAGAATTGAAAATAAACACATATGTATCATAGCAAGAAATTGTGATGAAATAAACGAAGGTATAGAATATGTTTCAATAGAAAGTGGTTGCCCTTGTTGTGAAGGAACAACATATACCTATTACACTTTTGATGAAATTGATTTCAATGATTGTGTACTTTCTTTTGAAGACGCATCAGGCAACGAAATTTACAATGTAATTGATGGGAAAACCACCTACAGATTTAAAGAAGAACTATCAGAACAAGAGATAGAAGAGTTCTTCGATAAGGATTGGTATACTTTGGGAGCGTGGTCGGAAGGAGAAGGCAGAAGTCAAACTCACTACGAAATTATGAAGGCAGGTTGGACAACAATAATTTCAATGCAAGACTATGGATTTGATGATTTTCATCAGCCAAGATATTTTTTAATCAATAAAGGGTAAGCTGAAAACCTAATAGAGTAGGCAACAATTAAATTAAATTTATTATGAATATAATGGTAAGCAATGGGGACGTACACCCCGCAGAATTATGTGTAGAACTACACGATGGGACTTGGGAGTTGAAATCAGACTGTACCTTGACCGATATGGAGAACGAATGGTGTCTAAATGATGATGTGCATACTGAATATTTTGGCAGTACATTTATTGAAGGTAATGAGAGCATAGCATACTCAGAGTATCATGATGAGTGGATAGATACAGAGAACCATAGATGCCAATATGGATACGTATCAAGAAGAGCTCAGGGATACTTCTGCAGAGATGAATCAATAGAATGTAGGGGTGAAGTTTATGCCGACAGCGACGTAGCAAATGACCATGGCATCTATTGGTCAGACAGACGAGATGAGTACTATGATTCAAATTATGAGTCGGATGATGATGATGACCAATCGGAAAATAATGCAAGTTATCAATCGCTATCACGAAGGGACAAGTCCACTGAGAAAACAGTTTGGAGGGTTGGCTTCGAGGTGGAGAAGGAAGATGGCGATGCCTGTGGAATATACTATAGAGATGTGTACGATAGAACAGGTTGGGGCAAGGAGAATGACGGGTCATTAGATAGCTGTATTGGCTATGAGTTGGTCAGTCCGACCTTTGACTTGTTCACTAATGATATGGACAATGATATAAAAGACCCCGACTTAATGACCTTAATTAATGCCAAGTCATCTGAAAATTGTGGGGGTCATATAAATGTGTCATCAACTAAGTATTCACCTGATGAATTATTTGAGGGCATGAGTGGGTTTATACCACTGCTCTATTCAATGTATGAGAATAGGCTCGATAAGACATACTCTAAAGCTAAGAAGAAGCAAGAGTACTTCTATACGAGAGATAAATACTCATCTTTTTATATCAAGAATAATAGGGTGGAGATAAGGCTACCTTCCTCTGTAAAATCTATCAAAAATTTACTTTGGAGACGTGACTTAATGAGGATAATAATGACCAATATCAATGCTTCGGAGGTTGATGTACTCAAGATGATTGTCAATCAGAGGTCTAAGTTATACAAGCACTTGAGGTTAATTTATACTCAATCGCAGTTGCTAACTAAGGTTAATAAATTCATACAATACTCTAAGATGTATAATAACAAGGTGCTTGACAATATTGATGTAAGCAAAATTAAAAGTGATGGGTTGAGTAACTCAATAAATAATGATGAAGTAGGAGCGTAATTAATTAATAATTTAATCTAATAAATATGTGTATAGCAATTTTGAATAAGAAAGAAGCTACTCTTAAGAGAGAGCTACTAAAAAACTGTTGGGATAACAATGGCGATGGTGCCGGTTTGTTATATATCGACAACAAAAAACAAATGAAAACATTCAAGGAGTTGAAGAGCTTTGAGGTGTTCTATCAGGAATATAGTAGGGTAAAAAAGAGTTATGGTAAGCGAAACATAGTAATACATTTTCGAATCAGTACTCACGGAAAGATTGATGAAACAAATTGTCATCCGTTCTTGGTCAATGATAACTTAGGATTTGTGCATAACGGAATGATATACGATGTCCCTACGAGTAAGGACTATTCGGATACCTATATGTTCAACGAGGTAGTGCTCAAGAATTTCACGGAGGGATTTGAGTACAATGAGATAATACTTGATATGCTTGAGGGCTTCATAGGTGGTAGCAAATTAGTATTCTTGAATACCAATAATGAATATGCTATTGTCAATGAGAAAGCAGGGCATTGGGCTAATGGCTGTTGGTTCTCCAATGGTTCATATAAGTATGTCAGTAACTATGTTGACTATGGTGGAACAAAAGTCTACAGAGGGTCGCTTGGTAGTAGCGTTGGATATACTCCGGGAAACGTATATGGTCAATCGTATGGCTCTTCATACGCTTGGTCGCAACCTGCTACAAAAAAGCAAAAAGATATACCAAGAGACGAGCATATATACGATGAGATTTGCTACGACTGTGGCATGACGCTATGTGAGGAGAATGAAATAGAGTTTGGCACTTGTGAGTATTGTCAGGCAGACCACTACAATGCGTTACAAAAAGAAGATGAATGTGAGAGCTGTTTAAACACGGGTGCAAAGTACAATGAAGATTGGAAGGCTGTGATTTGCGCTACGTGTGAGACTGTCCCATTCTAACCTCGCTATCACGAGGGGGGTGTCGCATCCATAACGCACGAAAACCAAAAGTGGCGTTAACGCCACAATTAAAAACTAAACTTATGAAACCACAAGCGGGACATTACAGAAACATAATCGGAAATGTATTTCCAATGATTAGAATTGCATTTACTCACACGCCAATGAGTGGTGTAACAAGAGTACCAAAAGATAACGTGATTGATTTACTAAAGGATTCAAGTGACCAATTCGCTCAATACTATATTGATGGATTGAACAATGGCTCTATGGTAACAATAGTGGAGAATCAAAGCGTAGATAGATACTTTAGTGTAGGTGAGCTTTATTTTAAATCTTAAACCAATAGACTTATGAAAGAATACAAGAGTGATATGCCTGAGATTACACTGAAGTACAAGGCATCGGGGATTGTTACGACTCAGATTAAGGGGTCTGATGACAGCTATAAATTATTGAAGAAGATGTATGATGAGGACACATTAGACTATTGTGAGAGTTCAATAGTAATTTATTTCAATCAAGCAAATCGTTCAATAGGTTGGCAGAAACTTAGTCAAGGTGGGATAACCTCAACTGTAATAGATGTACGAATGATTTTAGTGACGGCATTAAATTGTGGAGCAACAGGAATAATACTGAGTCATAATCATCCAAGTGGTGCTTTGAAAACAAGTGAGCAAGATGATGCCTTAACTAAAAAATTAAATGAAGCGTGTAAGATAATGGACTTAAGGCTATTAGACCATGTAATCGTTACGTCAAAAGGATATTACTCTTATGTAGACGAAGGTAAATTATAAATCAAATTAAATCTAAATGTATGACAGAATGTGAAAAGTCAGGTGTTATTTACACCAAGACAAATCAGAGTATTAGAGGTGAGGTTGTGAGATACCATAATAAAGCTTATCCATTAAAGTTGAACAAGACTAAGTGGCAGACAGATATAAATGGGCTACCGATATCAAAGAGAAAGAACATTGAGTTCGATGAATTAGCAGGGTATCAGTCAAGGTTTACAATAGGATTTGAGGTGGAGAAAAATGAGTTAGACGAAGAGGCGCTACATGAGCATGAAATGTTCTGTGGATTTGAGTACGATAGTTCATGTGGATATGAGGCTGTAACGCATATACTACCACTATTGCCGAGAGGTATGTGGAGGAACAAAGTGTTCGATATGTTTTACAAGGCAGAGAAAATTATAGATGATAATTTCAGTCCGAGTGATGACTCATGTGGTGGTCACATAACAATAGGTGTCAATGGGTGGAGTGGTGACAAACTGAGGGAGTCCGTAAGAAAAAATAGTGGGCTCATATATGCTTTATATAGACATAGGTTGCGGACAAAATATTGCTGTAACAATAGACGAATGGAGTCTACTGAGAAGTATTGGGATTGGCATGGGTGTCATGATAAGTATCAGGTCGCTCTTGTAAAAGAGTTTGATGTGAATGAGGGGGTGCTTGAGTTTAGACTGCCATCTAAGTTTGAGAATGTTAAACAAATGATTAGGAGGTATGAGTTATTTTATATGTTGGTAGATTATAGTGTGAACAATCCAAATGGAAATCATAATGCGTTTATGAAAAAAGTAACACCACTATTAATTATAATGTATAATGGAAACTTAGATAAGGTTAAGAGTATAATAAAACTTGGCAGAAAGTTTCAGATGTTCATAGACACCGGCAAAGTATCTAAGGAGATAGCTATGTATGGCGTTTGATGAGTATCTCTATCACGAGTGCAAAGGGGATGCTGAAAACCTTACAGAGTAAGCAAAATTTAATAAATTATAAGTTATGGGAAGGTATTAGTAATTACCATATTGTTTTGTATCTTTGCAAACAAACAAATGTTATGGTAGAAATAGAAAAAGATTATTTTATTACTAAAGAAGGCAAAGTATTTAGTAAAAGAAAGTTTAATAAACTTACAGAACTTAAACAATCTAAAACAGGACATAAAGGGTATGTTAAAGTTAGAATAAGTAATAAAGATTATTTTATTCATAGACTTGTAGCTATTGCATATTTACCAAATCCACAATGTAAAGAAACCGTTAATCATATAAACGGAATTAAAAATGATAATCGTGTGGAAAATTTAGAATGGCATACAATAAGTGAAAACACAAAACACGCATACGATATTGGTTTACATAAACCATATACAGGATTAAAAGATAAAGGAAATAATAAATTCTACAAAGAGTGGAATAATTTAATTAAAAAAGGAATATCAATGAGAAAAATTGCAAAACAATATGGTACAAACCATAGAACAGTTGGGAATATAGTAAATAAGTTTAACAATCTAAAAATCAATTAGTTATGGGCAGATATTATGCAGGCGATATCAATGGTAAGTTTTGGTTCGCGCTGCAATCAAGTGAAGCGGCAAGTAGGTTTGGTGGACATAAGTGCCAACCTGAGTACATTGATTATCACTTCAATGAAGAGGAACATCTAGAAGAGGTGGAGAATGAGATTAAAAGTATAGAGGAGAGTTTAGGGTCTAAGTACGATGTAATTGTAGAGTTCTTTAAGAACAATAATGGCTACAATGATGAGATGATTAAACCATTCTTTACTACTGAAGAATTGAGTAACTATGCCGACTTGCTATTGGGTAGAGAGATAAGAGATTGCATTAAAGAACAAGGGGGTTGTGATTTTACAGCAGAGTTATGAACAATTATTGGTGCAAATGAACTATCTTTACATTTAATCTAATCAAATTATGGAAAAAAACACAAAAGCAAATGGTACATTGATTTTATCAGATGGTACCACAAGAACAATGGAGTTCAATGAGTCTCATGTAACTCTTAGCGAAATGCAAGCCTGTGTAGGTGGATACGTTGAGCTTGTATACTTAAAAGACGGGGTAATATTAGTTGTAAATGAAGAGGGCAAAATGAACAATCTAAAGCCAAACATTATTGCAACAGAATTAGCAGGTCTTCCCGATGATTATATTGTCGGAGATGTATTATTAATCAGTTCAAAATTTATAAACTAAGCATATGGAAAATTATAACGTGTCATTCGCTGACAGAATAGATTGGTGGCAACACCAATTCAGGGGGAGCTTTAACTTACAATTATATTTACAAATTTGCAATGCAAAACGAAACAAAATAAACTAAAAACTAAAATTATGAAAACTTTATTAATGACAATAGGATTAGCACTAAGCTATACAGCAAGTGCACAATGGATATACAAAACAGTTGATAATGGATTTGATGCTCCATATAAAATTGCACATACTAATGGTTATGAAAATCAATTTTTAAAACTTGAGAATTATAATAATGAAATATCTTTTTATATTGGTGGTGTATACATATGTGACGAGGGAGTCAATGTGGACATGTCTTTTTTAGTTAACGGGGTATATCAAAAATATAATATATTAGATTGCTCTGTTTCTGAGGACAACAGGACATTATTCTTTATGGACAATCTAACAACACACGAGATATTTTCTAGCTTTAAGACTGCTTCATCAATAAAGATAAGAATCAACGATGCAACATGTGGCATAGTAACATATGAATTTAAGATGTCAGGAAGCACAAGTGCATATAACTATGTGGTTGCTCCTTGAAACACTTTGTAAGGTATCTATTGGTATGGGTGAGCCAAAACTTATCCATACCTTTTTGGATGGTTGGTCATGTACATCTATCAACGAATGTATATGCTGATATCCATGAGATATTAATGTCCTTTGGTATGAATATCATTGTGGCAGTAGGATTTATTATTGACTATAAAAAAACAAAAAAAGATGAAGATAACAGAAGAGACAACATTAGATGATGCAATTGACTATTGTCATGAGCATTCAGGTAAGTTCATAACAGATATGAATGACAGGGGACTTGAGGGAGGCAAATTATTTCATGGGCTAATGGACATATTAGAGAGTGGAAACATTTCACCATTAGACCTAGCAGATTATGGTATGGATTATTAAAACATAGAAATATGATAGAAGAGATTATTGAATACATAAACGTAAATGATTTGAAAGTAAAAAGTAGATATAGACATGTGTTATACAAGAGATACTATATTTACAATTTGCTAAGAAATAATGGGTTATCGCTATCACGCATAGGCAGGATGTTTAATCAAACTCACGCAACAGTTTTGCATGGGATTGCAAATCATAATGTATGGTACAAGGCTAAAGACCCAATCTATTTGCTTCATACTAGAGAGCTAAGGGAGATGTTTGTTGCTCGTCAATATTATACTCCATTGAGGACAAAGATATTGGAGTGTGATGATATAAAGACTTTAGAAAAGATAAAGAATCAGATTAAAAACAATTATTATTAACCAAAAAAAAAGTGACTTATGAAAAAACTAAAGCAATTGCGTGATTACATTTACACGAGAATAATAATGTATTTATATAGGAAGCTTGATTAACTAATCTTTTAATAACAAGACAAATGAAGCAAGAAGTATTTATACATATCCTTAATAAGATTAGGGATAAATCTAATAAAATTAACGAACTATATTATTTAGGCATAGACCTTATTAATTTCTCAGATGACTCTAATGAAGTAATAGATATTCTATTAAATGTTTACTATGGTAAAGAAGGAGCAGATTGGATAGATTGGTATTTATGGGAGAGAGAATCTGATGGTGACGAATACCAAGCCATGGATAAAGATGGCAATCCAATTTGCTATGATGACATTTCATTATGGGAAGAGGTAGAGAGATGTAGATTAGAAAATAAGGAAGAGTATAACTTACCTGTTAGACTAACTGATGAGGAGAGAGAAGAAATATTAAACATGATTGCAAAAGGAATGTGACTAATATATTAGCTATTTATACCTTTTTGTCACAATTCTAGCTAATATATGTGACAGTTTTATATTGCAGAAAGTATGATATTTTCATATTAATAGCAATTAAAACCTATATGTAGCCAAAACTACCAATTTTAACCACCTTTGGCGAAGTATAGCATAACAAAACAATAAAAGATAAGGGGTAAAAGTTGCCCCATTACTTAAATAGAAATGATATGAAACAAACAGCAGTAGAATGGTTAGGTAAAGAATTAGAATCATATGGTGACCCACAATTTTGTGAAATAGAATGGGAACAATTAGATTCATTAATACAACAAGTAAAAGAAATGGAGAAGGAGCAGATAGTTGATGCTTATAGAGATGGAAGGTCAGACCAACAATCAGATAGACAAAGTAGATTCTATAATAGAATGGCTGAAAATTACTACAATGAAACCTTTAAAAACACGGACAATGAAACAGATAGTATATAACTCAGTAAAATGCCTTGAGTGTAATGAGGTATTAGTAAGTAGACATAGGCATGACTATGTAACATGTGGTTGCCCCAATGATGCTATGGCAGATGGTGGCAATGAGTATGAAAGGTATGGTGCAATGGATATGGATAAGATTGAAACTTATTATGTCTATGCAGACGATGACTTTGAGCTTGTCAGACAATATGCAACAAGAGGTAGTAGAGGTAAGGATGGTAAGCAACCACTAACTTGGATAGCCATAGCTGATATGGATGATGACTACCTAGAGGCAATACTTGACTATGGTGGTGCTGATTGGCACCTTGATATCATTAACAAAGAGATAGCATACAGAGATAGTTTATTAATTAAAAAACAGGACAAATGAAAGTAATAATTGAGTATGAATTTGAAGAACAAGACGATGCAAGGACTGCATTAGATGGATACAAATGGAAGATAGCTATGTGGGATTTAGACCAAGAATTGAGAGGTATAGCAAAGTATGGAGCCATTGACAACAGAGAAGCTACAGAAGCTGAGAGAGATATGGCTGATAAGATAAGAGAATCAATCAGAGAGACATTAAATAATTATAACTTAAACTTAGAGTAACATGAAACAGACAGCAATGCAAGAAGTAAACAAAATGTTTGCAGAATTAAACCCTGATGAATTTTATGGGTGGTTTTGGAATAACAGAGACAGACTATTAGAAATAGATAAAGAAAAAATAGTTGAGGCTCACGGAAATAAATTGAAAAAAAGTAAAGACGTTGGGAATTATGAGTATTGGGTTAGTGGTGAAGACTACTATACTAAAACTTTTACAAAATAAATCAAAATAAATTAGGAAATGTAATATAGTTAAACTATATTTGTACTATTATTAATCAAATCTAAATCAAAATCAAATGGAAAGAATCGCAGCAGGGCTATTAAGCCTTACCCTAATTGTGCCGTATATTTTTTGCTTTTACTTTTTAGTAAGAGTATTATGGGAATCAATTATCATTTCAACTAATACCTTTGAGGTATTTGGAACAGTGTTAATGTCAATATTTTTTATTGCTATAATGATTATAAGTGGGATACTTCTTATAGCATATAGCTATTCATCTATACAAAAAGAAAAATGAAAAAAGAAATCTTTAATCAGTATGTAAATACGATATCATCTTTGATGGGTATCAAAAAGGAAGAGTTATTTGTAAAGTCTAAAAATAGAGAGTTAGTAGATGCGAGACATCTTCTTTACTATCTTTGCTTCCATAGACCAATGCGTATAATGTATATACAAAAACACATGAAAGATAATGGATACGACATCAGTCATAATTCAGTAATTCATGGTATAAACATTGTGACTCAAAGGTTAGCAGAAGATGCAGACTACACATTTATTATTAACGGAATAGAAAAATCAGTAATCAATTAAATCTAAATAAAAATGAAAACAAACACAACGTTTGAAAAATTGTCGGCTATCAATGTAAACGACAAAGTAGAAAAGAAAAGTAACCTAACCTATTTATCTTGGGCTTGGGCTTGGAGTGAGGCAAAGAAGTCCTTCCCTGATGCTTCTTATAGAGTAATATCAGATATCAGTACTAACAAGCCATACTTCTATGATGAAGCACTTGGATACATGGTAATGACAGAGGTAACTATAGAAGGAGAATCTTTAGAAATGTGGCTTCCTGTTATGGATGGAGCAAACAAATCAATGTTAGCTCAGTCATATGCTTATCAAACAAGATACGGAGAGAAGACTGTTGATGCTGCTACAATGTTTGATATCAACAAAACATTAATGAGGTGCTTAGTTAAGAACTTAGCTATGTTTGGCTTGGGCATTTATATCTATGCCGGTGAGGACTTACCTGAATCAGAGACTGCCACTGTAGTTGCACCTGCTAAGAAAGAGGTTGTATTAGAGGCTCTTAAGAAAGGTACTGAAAATTGGGAGAAGGTTGCGAAGTATGTATATCTAAACAAAGAGATTGGATTAGATAAGCTAATGCAACAACTCACTATCAAGTACACCATCGGCGCAGATGTGAAAAAAGAAATATCTAATTTAATAAAGCAAGACTAATATGAAGCACGAAGAAGTAATAGAGCTTTTAAGAAATGACCAAGAGTATTATGGAGGTATTGGTAAGCAATACATGTCTAACTCTGACATAGGTGTTCTTCTATCTAATCCAAAGTTATACGGGTCCTATAGAGGAGACAACAAGAGTTTTGCTGCAGGAAGGTACTTCCATCAGTTAATTCTTGAGCCTGATAAGGCGGTTGACTTTAAATATATTGATACAGGTACTAGGCTTACCAAAGAGTATAAGGAGTTTGTAAAAACAAATAACCTTGATTTTTGTTTACTTAAGAAAGAGAAGGAGGAGATAGAAGACTTGGTAAAGGTTATGACAGGAAACTTTTCTTTTTTCGAGCAGATATACAAAGATGGGAACCAATATGAAGTGCCGGCGATTGGAGAGATACAAGGTATGATGTGGAAGGGTAAGGCAGATATAATAACAGATGACTGCATCATAGATTTAAAGACCACAAGTGATATAAATAAATTCAAGTGGTCAGCAAAATCATACAACTATGACTCTCAGTGTTATATATATCAGACGTTATTTGGTAAGCCATTAGTGTTCTATGTTATAGATAAGCTTACAAAGCAATTGGGAATCTATACACCAACAGAGAACTTTATACTTGGTGGCGAGCAGAAGGTAGGCAAAGCAATCGAGGTATATAAGAAATACTTTAGTAGTGACTCAACTGAGAACATTGACAATTATTTTGTTCAAGAGGAACTATTTTAAGAAACCGTATGAGTAGTGTACAATGCTCAACGTATCAACCTGTTTATTTAGCCCCAAAGGTATTCAGGATGATTAAACTAGATTGGGGTAAATTTAAAACAAAGTAAAATGGCACAAGACGAAAAAATCTTTGCAGAAGGCTTCTCGTTCAAAAGACAAGAGAATGCGCCCGATTTCGTTATCGGAAGAGTATCAATCAAGGTTGATGATGCTATAACATTCATGCGTAAGCATGAGAAAGGTGGTTGGGTAAACCTCAACGCAAAGTATGGACGTAGTGGTAACCCCTATATGGAGTTAGACGTATACGAACCAAAGAAGCAAGATTCTGATACACCAAAAGCAGAAGCACCTAAAAAGAAAGACGCTATATCAAGCGCTAACGATGACCTGCCATTTTAGGTAGAGATTCTAATTATCGATTAATTAAGGGGGAGATGTCTATTTCCCCTTTTTTTACTCTACATATTACTATATATATATATATCTATTATATTATTTTTTTTTCATTACAATTAAGAAATAAAATCGACATTAAAGACACAACCCTTATTAATAAAGGATTTGATGATATCGAATCCGACATAAAAACGACATAAACATGAACACATACAGCATTACCATATTTAAAAGTATAAAAGATACCAACACACCTTTCTATCGTGAGGTTCATCAGATATTAGAAAGAATAAAGGTTGGAGCTACTAAGGAGTTAGTTAAGAAGATACGATTAGAAAAAGATAAGAGTGAGCGTAATGAAATGAAAAAGTTGCTTCCGTCAATTTGTTTCAGTGGTACATTCAACAAACGAGCGGATACATCAATCATTGAACATAGTGGTCTTATCTGCTTGGATTTTGATGGATACCCAAAACAAAAAGATTTATTGCAGGATAAAGAGATGCTTACAAAGAGTAAATATGTTTTCTCAGTATTTATATCTCCATCAGGAAATGGATTGAAAGTATTAGTTAAGATACCAAAAGAAATAGACAACCATACAAACTACTTTAATTCGCTTGAGAAGCACTTTAACTCGCCTTACTTTGATAATACAAGCAAGAACATCAGTCGTGTCTGTTATGAGTCCTATGACCCCTTAATTCACGTTAACGAGAACTCTTCGATATGGGACAAGATAGAAGAGATAGAATACAATGAAGTAATTAAGCATAGAGACATTGCAACTATACCAATTACAGATGAGAATAAGATTGTGGAGATATTAGTTAAGTGGTGGAGCAAGAAGTATCCAATGATAGATGGGCAGCGTAATCACAATACGTTTATACTTGCTATGGCATTTAATGAATTTGGAGTGAACAAGAGTCTTGCATCTTATATTCTAAACCAATATGCAACGGATGACTTTACTGTCTCAGAAATATCAATGACAATAGACTCTGCTTATAGAAACACATCAAGCTTTGGAACAAAGTACTATGAGGATGATGAGAGGATTAGTCAAATAAAAGAAAAGTTAAGAAGAGGAGTATCAAGAAAAGAAATAAAGAGTCAGCTACAAGCCTCAAGTTTTGATGTTGACTTGATTGACTCAGTATTAAATAAAGTAGAAGAAGAAAATTCACAGCAAGTATTTTGGTCTAAAAATGACAAGGGTGTTATTAAAATGATACACATACTATTCAAGAAGTTTTTAGAAGACTCAGGGTTTTATAAATACTGTCCGGAAGGAGGGAAGAGTTATGTGTTTGTAAAGGTTACTAATAATTTAATTGACCATACATCTGAGAAAGAAATAAAGGACTTTATACTTACGCAACTATTAGAGTTAGATGACATTGGGATATATAATTACTTTGCCGATAACACTAGGTTTTTTAAGGAAGAGTTTCTATCTCTACTATCTACGATAGACATCTATTTCATAGAGGACACAAAGACATCAGCTTACCTGTACTATAAGAACTGCGCTGTTAAAATCACAGGTACTGAGATAACAACCATTGACTATTTAGATTTGGGTGGATACGTTTGGAAGGACCACATAATAAATAGGAACTTTAATAGATGTTCGGTAAGTGATAATTTTGATTATAAAGTATTTATTAGAAACATATGTAATCAAGATGAGAATAGAATAAGTACAATGGAGAGCACGATCGGATTCTTATTACACGGATACAAGAACTTATCATTCTGCCCGGCTATCATATTAAATGATGAGGTGATTAGTGACAACCCTGAAGGAGGTACAGGAAAGGGATTGTTTATGAACTCACTAAATTGCATGAAGAAACTTGTAGTTATAGATGGTAAGTCCTTTGCTTTTGAACGCTCATTTGCTTATCAGTTGGTGTCAGCAGACACTCAGATACTATGCTTCGATGATGTCAAGAAACACTTTGACTTTGAGAGATTGTTCAGTGTTGTAACAGAGGGTATGACCTTAGAGAAGAAGAATAAAGATGCGATAAAGATACCATTCAGTAAGTCACCAAAGATTGCTATAACTACAAACTATGCTATCAAAGGAGCAGGTAATTCATTTGCAAGAAGGAAGTGGGAGTTGGAGTTGCATCAGCACTATACCAAAACATATACGCCATTGGATGAGTTTGGTAAATTAATGTTTGGAGATTGGAACGATGATGATTGGTGTGAGTTTGATAACTATATGCTGAACAACCTACAAAACTTTTTAGTAACAGGATTGGTTAAATCAAAATTCGTAAACTTAAAAATAAGACAGCTATCAGCAGAAACAAGTCACGAGTTTATAGAATGGTGTGGATTGATTGATGACCAAGATAGAGAGATTGTTTTAGATGCAGATATTAGATTATATAAAAATGACTTGTATGATAACTTTGTTAGAGAATATCCTGACTATGGACCGCATTCAAGAATGTCTATGAGTAGGACTAAATTTTACAAATGGTTATCTTCATACGCACTGTTCAAGGAAGGTGTGGCTCCTGAAGAAGGTCGTGATGCAAGAGGTAGATGGATTATAATAAGGAAAAAATCAAGTGTCAATGATTGAGAGAATAAGTGGCCGTAGCAATCAATATATGTTAGAGTACTGTGAGACATTGCAGTCTATTGTTGATGCAAAAACAATTACTAAGGTGGGCAGAGGAAAAACGGCCATTGATGTTGAGGTGCATAAATATAATAAGAGTGATGCTATTATCAAGAGTATAGCAGACGGCATTATTTACTATAAAGATTTAGCCATGAAAGATTTAGAATCAAATAAGTTTACGTTTAGAGATTATCAAAAGGATATTATATCAAAGGGTAAAGACATTATACTTGAACATAGGTTCTTATATCTAGCAATGGAAGTGCGAACAGGTAAGACACTTACAAGCTTTGGCATAGCCGATAAAGTAAGAGCGCAAGATGTTTTATTTGTTACTAAGAAGAAAGCTATCAGTTCAATTGAAGCAGACTTTGATACATTGAAACCTTCATTCTCTTTATGCGTAATAAACTATGAAAGCTTACATACGATAGACCCTGACATACCTTGGGACCTTATTATTTTAGATGAAGCCCATGGTATGGGTGCTTTCCCAAAGCCTTCGCAAAGAGCTATGATAGTGAAGAAGTTAATTAAAGCACACAACCCAATGGTGATTTTACTTTCGGGAACACCAACGCCGGAGAGTTATTCTCAGATGTACCATCAGGTGTATGGTATACCAACTAACCCATTCCGTGAGTTCGCTAGTTTCTATAAGTTTTGCAGTTCCTATGTAACCATAACCGAAAAAAAAATCAATGGACTTTTTATTAGGGACTACTCAAAAGGATTGCCGTCTATACTTGAGAAAATGAAACCATATACCATTAACTATACTCAATTAGAGGCAGGGTTTCAAGTTCAGACATCAGAACACGTTATGTATGTTGACTTAAAACAATCTACTTATAAAATAATAGATAAGTTAAAGAAAGACTTAGTTGTTGAAGGTAAGGATGAAGTTATATTGGCAGACACTTCAGTTAAGTTAATGATGAAGCTTCACCAACTATACTCAGGAACGATAAAGTTTGAAAGTGGGAACTCTATGATTATTGATTTATCAAAGGCAGAATTTATAAAAGAAAAATTTAATGGTAAAAAGATCGGAATATTTTATAAATTTAAAGAAGAATTGAATGCATTAAGTCAAGTTTTTGGTGCGGATAACTTGACAACAGAGCTAAGTGTTTTTGATGAGACAAATAAAAACATAGCGCTTCAGATAGTGTCAGGTAGAGAAGGTATATCATTAAGGAATGCAGAGTGCTTGGTGTACTATAACATTGACTTTAGTGCAACAAGTTATTGGCAAAGCAAAGATAGAATGACAACTAAAGATAGATTAGATAATGATGTGTATTGGATTTTTACAAATGGAGGAATTGAAAAAGATATATATAAAACAGTAATAAAGAAGAAAGATTATACCATTAGCCATTTTAAAAAAGAGATGTTATGACAGATGAATTTACAAAACTTGCTATTGACAAGCAAAATGAAATAGCTTCAGGAGAACAATTAACACATCAAGAATATTTAATTTTTAGAAATTGGTATTTCAGTAATAATAAAAACATAAACAGAAGAACTGTTGTTAGAAGTTTTGACTTGTTTTTTGCTTTTTATGGAATGAATGTAAAAATGGTTAGAGATGACGAAGAGATATGACTGAGCAACAAATACAATCTAAAATAATTAAAGAGCTTGAGAGTCAAGGGTACTATGTAATAAAACTTATCAAGACCAACAAAAATGGTATACCTGATTTACTTGTATTACCTAAAAATTGCGATGCTTTCTTTATAGAAGTAAAAAAAGAAAAAGGTGTGGTAAGTACACTGCAAGAGTATAGAATAAAAGAATTAGATACTCACGGAGTAAAAACTAAAATAGTAAAAGGGTATGAAAAATCAAATAATTAATTAACTTCGTTTCTTTTTGTATATTATGGATGAAAAAAGAAGACAGGAAGTAGAGCGAGCAGACAGGATTGCATACCTTATTGGTATCCAATATGATTCATTGACTGTTTTATATGAGACCATATGCGATAAAGAATATGAAGAAGCGAAAAAAGAAATAAAAGTGTTAATGACAGAATTAAGATTAATTTTTAAATCAATTGAATATGACGATTTTTGAAGTAGAAGAAGACTTAAAAAGAGAAAAATTCGCTATAGAAAAATTTGTCAGTATATTTAATGGTTCATATGAAAAGCTAGGCCAATTTGATATAGACTATAAGGTCTTTGATAAAGATAAAAATTTAATAGCTTATGTTGAGGTTAAGGGTCGTATCAAAACAATAGCCAATGCTTACCCACTCCCCATTGCTTTAAGAAAACTTGTTAAGCTATCTGACAAAAGATTAAACCCCGTGGTAATATGGGCGTGTGAAGATGGCATTATATATGCACAAATAAACAACTTAATTGGACAGGTTAAATTTAGTGGCAGACAAGCTAGGGCAAAATCAACCAATGATATGGAGCTGATGGCTTACTATGACAAACAAAAAGATTTTAAATATATTAGATTTTAATCTTAATTATATTTGTTTGTTTTTTTTTTAATAACCGCTACCTCCGTAACCGCTGCCCCCGTAACCACTTCCTCCGTAACCGCTGCCTCCATATTCACCTCCTTCATATTCAGATGATTCTTTTACTTTTTTATTATATTCTTTTTTACCCAATGATTCTTTTACTCTTTTATCATATTCTTCTTTAGGCGTTAGTGGCGTTGCAGAACTCTCTGTTGGATTATAAGGCTTTCCAAATTTATCAGCTTTTATTCTAGCATTTAGTTCTCGTCGTATTTTTGCTATTGGAGCCATTCTCTTTCCATAAGGAGAGTCATCACCAAATACTTTGTCATACTTTTCCTTGTCATCATACTCAAATTCAGTCATTGATTCGTATCCATATTTCTTTGCCAATCTTGTTTTCTCATCGTCTTCCTTCTTATTCTCTTCTTTCCTAAATTCAGGGTCGTTTAATTTTTTTAATTCATAATCTATTATGCTTCTACTTGTTTCATCTTTATAGGTACCCCTCATTCTATTTAGTGTATTTGTTTTTGTTTCTAAAGTAGATGCATCTTCTGCTTCTGTTATTTCTTTTTTCTCAGCATCTTCTTTTAGTTCTGTTTTTAATTCATCATACACCCAATCCATTGTTACTTTTCGTACATCTCTATAAAAAGGCACAAGTCCAACAGACCCTGCCGCTTCTAATCCTAATCTATACCACTCCTTTCTCCTTGTTTCAATTGCTCTATCTTCCGTTGGAGCTTCTTTAAATGCTAGTTTCATACCAAGTGTACCTGCATTAATTACAGGGCCTAATGGACCTGCCATAAGGGCAAGAACATCAGGTATTTCATCAGCCTTTGAGAATTGGTTATATTGTACTGCGTCTTTAAATGGGTCATATTCTCCATTTCTAAGACCAATATCTTCGCCATATAATTTATTTAATTCCTCTATACCTACATTTTCAAATGCCCTAACGGCGTTACCAAAGTTTCTACCAAAGAATAATGTTGTTGCAGATGATACTGCTGATTGATATAGTGTTTGTAAAAGTGTTTTTTCATCTTCATCTTCATCATCGTCTCCATATCCAAATGCTACACCACCTAAATACATTAGTGCTTCTGAGAATACTTTTCCAAGAGTTAAATATAATGTCATCCTTGCAGAAACTGCTGCTAAAACTTGGATGCCTTCTGCTTCAGTCATACCTCCCCTCCCTATTAATGCATTAACACCTTTTCTTGCTGTAATATATTCTTGAATAGTAAATCTATTCATAAATTGATTGAATGTTTTAAATATTTTTTTTGGAGTATTGTCATCTTTTCTTACAATATTTTGCAAAGAACCCATATAAGCGTTCATACTTGACCCTGCAGTTACGGTTTGACTATCGGCTTTATCTGTCGCTTTTTCTAAAGCGTCTTTATATTTATCCATATACTCTTCATCATTCGCTTCAATTTTATCAAAGTCAGGCTCAATACCTGTTTCTTTTTTGAATTCACGAGAGAATGTACCAAAATAAAGTTGCTTCATTACAATTTGGTCAGGTCTTGATATTAGATTATCTGCTACTGTTTCAACAAGGTTAACCCAAGCCCCCGCAGTATAGTCATAAACTTGTGTGACACCATTGACTATTTTTGACCTTGTCTTTCCATTTTTAGTAGTTCTATCTGTAAAAGAACTTAAATCTACATAATTACTGCTAAGACCACCTTGAGGATAATTTCTTGATGTTACCTTACTTTTTAAATTTGTTAATATATTTTTACCTCTACCTGAGTGTGCTATACCTCTATACTTAAACCCTGCGGCCATGTCCTTTGGATTGTTTATACTAACAAACGCTGCGTTTGATACTAACTCGGCAGTGGACCTTGTTACACTTCCAAGCATAGCTCTATATCCTGCCTTTGTTAAGTATTCGAGAGTAGCACTTGATTGAGCGAAATTTCTTTCAAGTAAATCTCTAGTTGCTGTTTCGTATGCTTCTTCAATAACTGAAAGAATATCAAATTGTTCCCCAACATCTATTTTTTCTTTTTTATTGTTCTCTAGTATTTTTCTTGCATTTAAAAGTGTTTTTCTAGCTGTCCTTATTGGCTCTGTCATATGGTAGTTAATAAGTACTGACTTAGCACTACTATTTACAGCAAAGAAAGGGTCTAGGTTAACAGGACTAACATTTCCGGTTCTTTCCTGAAGGTTTTTAGATTCAGTGCCCGGCTTCATATTATTATTTATATTGTTAATTAAATTTGTCGCCTGTTCTGCACTTGTACTTGGGTCAGAGATTGTATTATAGTAAATATAATTTTTTAAAGGAGTTATCTTATTACCATTTATTACAGTTGCTGTATAGGTGGATTTCTTTGTCATTAAAGAATTTACTTCATCAAAAACTTTAAGCGCATTTTTTTCAGCTTTATTAAAAGAGTTATACAACTTATCTATATCTATTATTTTCTTTTTAGTCTTACCATCTTCTTCAAACTCTTCAGTTTCTTTTCCAAACTCTTCCTTTATAGCTTTCATTTGGTCAATATCCTCTTTGGTATATCTGCTTTTCTTTTTATTTGTTTCTGCAAACTTAATTGTTGCATCCAAAGTCTCCATTGCTTGATGTACTTGTCTTTTATCACCTTTTTGACTATTTGGATTTGAGTCGTGTTCAAGTTGCATCATATATACCATCATTTTAAATTTAGATAGTACTATTTTATTTCCATTTCTATCAAACGAAGATGCTATGGCAGACTCTGCTTTTACTAATTTACCTTGGATTTCTGATACTTCAGATTGGTATTGTTGTTGGCTTACTGCTGATTGGTTAAATACAGAGTTAAATATGTTTTTATTTTTAAAGTCACCAAACTGCTCATCTATATTAAACAGTGGTGTTACATTAACACCATACTTATCTCGTGTCGTAGTGTCCCTTATGCGTTGACTTATTCTTTTAAATATACCCCTTACAGATTTTGGAATACTTTTTTCTAATAATGGGGCATTTTCTTTTGAGTTTAACTTCTCTACCATTTGCTGAGTAGACTTAGATACAAACCCATTATTTATATTATCAAGTATTTTAATTAAATCCTTTAACTCTTTATTATCTAAATTTTCAAGTGACTTTTTAGTTAAAAGTTTAGCTAATCTTTTTGCCAACTCTCTTTCTAATCTAAACTCATCACCAACAATAGAGTCTAATGTTATTGCAGTATTTGTTATCTCATTGATTAACTCTGCTTTTTCATCAGCAATCTCTTGCTCAGTCATCTTCACTTTTACCTTAGCATCTACTATCTTTGACTTGTACTTTTTCATTAAAGTAAATTCATTGTTATTGATGACACCATCTTCTAGCATCTTAGTCAATGTCTTTGCATAATTTACAACTCCATTTTTTACAACCTTATCTGCATAGTTATCATACGCATCTTTTAAATTAGGTAGCATCTCTTCATTTTGCTCAATGCTGTCAAAAATTTCATTTACCTTTTCATTTAGGTCTGCTCTTTCTCCCGGAGATAAAATGGTAGTTCTTTTTGAAAGGTCATCAACTATGTTGTAATAAGAATCAAAAACTTCTTTTGATATTAGCTTTGGATTGATGTTCAACATTCGTGACAGTGAACCAAGCAAGTCAAGGGAAAGGTCCCCAAGTTTTGGGTTATTGCCTATTGTATTATCTTTAGCTTTTTTCCTTTTAACATTTGCCTCTCTAACCTTGGCATCATAGTTTGTAATCTCAATTACTTTCTCAACGTATTCTAAGAACTTATCATACTGAGTTTGATTCTCCACGTTAACACTAACAAGCCTTGTCATAATTGACCTCATGTGAACAGCTGATATACTTTTAAACTTACCCTTGAGCATGTCCTTAATTTTAGCAGCTGCTTTTTCTCTTAAGGTTTTTGATTGTGATTGAGCTTGTCTTATTGCATTTTTAATTTCAGTAGTAAATTTATCAATATCTTTATCTAATGACTCTTCATAAGATTGTGGGTCAACATACGTTGAATCTAAATAATCATTAATTTCTTCAATAAACTCATCAATGGTTATGTTTTCATTTTTATGCTTACTTTTATATTTAGTTGCCATTGCTCTAACAGCAACATTAAAATCATTAGTTTTTATAACTATCTGACGTATTCCCTTTAAAATAAGTTTCAATGTTCCTAATGTAACTCCTGCATCAAGTTTTGCGTATGTTAGTTTATTTAAACTATTGAGTGCAGCAATAGCACCATCTATATAACTTAATAGTGTCTTTTTATTCTCAGGTTTTTCAAGGTCTAAATCTTTAAGTGACTCAACTTCTTCTTTCAACATTCCTATTTGTCGGTCTAAGTCATCTTTAAGTCCATCTAGGTCTTCTTCAAGTTGAGTTTCAATCTCTTCTATATCAAATTGTAACTCTTCTTTTTTATTTTCATTTTTAGTATCAAGAATTTTTGCTTCAATTTCATTTACAGCTTTTCTAGCCTTTTCTTTTGCTTCTTTTATTTCCTTATTTATTGCTTCTATCTCTTCTTTTATGCTATTAATAGCACCCATTCTATCTTCAGTCGTTACTGTTGATTTTTTTGTAGTTTCTGTTGTTGCTTGAGTAGCTGTAGCGGGAGCAATTATTGATTTTTGAATTGCATCTTTAATTTCTGCTAATACTCTTTCTGTTTCTGCAACTGTAGTCATAGCAGGATAATTAATTCCTTTTACAAGCTCTTCAAAAATAGTTTCATTAAAACCATTTGGAACTTTAACATTTACAATGGTACGTCCTCCCTCTCTTCCATCCATGGAAAAACCTTCAATTATAACACCAAGTATACCATCATTAATATAGTGCTTAGTTTTACCATATCTTCTTAATTTACTTAACTCTTGACCTTCATCACCCATCCTTAAAGAATTGTCATCAGTGATAATAATTTCCATTCCATTTCTAGTAGTAGATTTTACATTAAAATTTAAAACTACAGGTTCAGCTTTTGCCGTTGGCTTCTTAACAGGTTCTGCTTTAGGTTCAACTATAGGTTCTGCTTTAGTTTCAACTACAGCCTCAACCTTTGGCGCTTCTGCTTTAACCTCAGTTACAGGAGCTTTCGCTTCTTTAAATCCAACGACCCTTGTTTCTAAATTACGATTCGCAAGATAATCTTTAGCTTCTTTTAATGTTTTACCTGTAAACTCTTCGCGTCCTTCAGTTTGTGTTCTTACAACCCATTTACCACCTTCTTTAATTATATCTAGATTGCTAATTTTTTCTGTATATAAATCTTTATTTATTTTTTCTATTTCAATAGCATCATTTTCATTTTCTATTATTTTTGGATTTTCTTTACTATACTCTTGTTTTGTACTTACCGGAACTCCAAATGCAGTTAACTCTACAGCTTTAGGTGGTGTAACTTTCTCATCAATATAGACCCTTGATTTATTTTGAGTCTCAACAAACTTTCTTCCTTTATCGTCAGTTTGTATTTTTAAATCAGACTCTATTTTTTGCCTTGCTAATTCTGAGTCTCCTCTTTTTTTAAGCTGTACTTTTACTGTTTGTTTCTTTTCATTAACAACTACAACAAACTCAGCAGGCTTACCATTTTGGTCGACACCACTTACCCTTGGGCTTTTATCAGTAGGTTCTCCCTTCTCAGCTTTCTTCTCGTCCTCTTTTATTTTATTTTCTCTAGCATTTAATACTGCATCTGCAGATTTTATTTTTGCTTGAAGAGCTTTTATCTCTATTATTTGAGCTGCGCTTGGTTTTTTAAGTTCAAGTAAAGGGTTTAATTTAGAAAATTGAAGTTGTCTCATGCTTCTAATTACTTCACTCGTATACTCCTTAATTTTATCCCACGAAAACTTAGTAGGTGCGCCTTCCTTAGCCTCAGTTACAGGTGCCGTTACTACAGGTGCTACTACAGCTTCCTGCGTAGGCTCTACAACAATTGGTGCTGCTTCAACTTCAAGAGCAGGTGCTGTTACTACAGGGGCTTTTCGCACTCTAGCTGCCCTAGGCGCTTTACCCTTTTTTCCTTGAGCTTTTTCAGCTGCAAGTGACATCTCCTCTCTTATAGTTAAATTCTCTGCTTGTGGTGTTGCCTCCTCTGAGACCAATTCTTGCGTTACAGGAGCTAATTCTTGTGTTGGTGCGGCTTGAGCATTTTCTACGGCTTTGAACTCATTAATAATCATTTCAAAATACCCTATTCTTTCAGGTATAGGTGTCTTACGTGTAATTTCTTGCTGTAATTTAGATTCAAAATATGCTAATGGGTTTTCGTTTAACTGATTCAATTCTTCTTTCTCCGACTTTATCCAATCTTCGCTTGAGGGGTCTTCTGATTTTTGAAATCTTAATATTCTATTTTCTATGTTTTCCTTAGCGTTATTTATGCTAAAATTTAATGTCTCTTCAGCTGTTAAATATTCTTTATCCTTGAACCTTTGTGCTTGGGCTTCACCTTCTTTGGTAATGACTTCAAGTTCTGTTTGGGGTTCTCCTTGGACCACTTCTTGCGTTAAAGGGGCTAACTTATTTAACTGCTCTAATTCTAGCTCTGCTGCTCTTCTAATTTGAATCTCATCTCCAACCGTTATTGTTCCTTTATCATTCCTTTCTTGCGATAAAGCTAACTCTAACTCTTCTTTTCTTTTTTGACCTTCTTCGGTAATGACTTCAAGTTCTGTTGTGGGTTCTCCTTGGACCACTTCTTCGCCAATTGTGGTTGTTGGCTGTACAAGTACTTCACTTGCTGTTTGCTTTTGAATGGCATTTTCTTCTATTTTAGTGATTATTGTTTGTAACTCTGTCTCTGCCTCTTCTCTACTTACCCTTTTACCATCAATCCTTACGGTTTTTGATGTGCCTCTTCCTCTTCCAAGTGCATATTCTATATCACTCGCTCTATCTGCTAAGTTATCTTCTTGTACAAGAGAAGGTAGCTCCTCTAGCCTTGTATTTATTTCAGCTATTCTATCATTTCTCTTTTTACTTAAGGCCGGGTCTTTACCTTCAATCTCTATTAATAATCTTCGTTTTTCATTTATTAAATTAAAGGCTTCAAGCTTTGCTTGTTGAGGTAGGTTCTCATCTATTGAATTAAATACACCCGCTACTAAGTCAATGTCATTTAGTGCAGCTTGCGCCTGTCTCTTTGACATTCTTCCTTCTAGCATTTCTGTCTTTAATTTTGTCACAATAAGCTTCTTAAATTCTTCATCCGAAGAAAAGTCCTCAAAAAACTTTAAGTCATCTTGGTTATATAAAGATATTTTACCTGTAGCCAATCCCTGCGCTCCTACCATAACTGTAGACATAGCGAAACCACCTATTGCCTCTGCTAATGCTCCTTCACCAACTGCTAATGCACCTTCTGAAAAAGACTGAGGAGTGCCAAATGCTTCGCCTCCTGTTAGCTCTGTTAAATCTTCACCGGTATAAGCAGCTCTTATAGAGTTATATGCTTTTTTTATTCCAATGTCGGCAACTAATGTTTGCATTGCTCCTGTCTCTCCTTCTGCTAATGTACCACCAACAACTTTTAATACTCCTTTACCAACTAAACTTTTAACTTCTTTATTTACTATATTTTCAATTACTTCTCTACCCAATTTTTTTGGAAGAGCCTTTGCCATATTTCCTAAAATATATTTTCCTAAAAGAGCTGATTGTCCTTTTGTCATTTTACTTATACCAAGGTTTTCAAGGTACCCCATAACAGCTGCATATGGAACAGCCACTAAAGCCCTTTCTCCTTTTGTTGTCGTTTCAAAGTCAGGGTCTGAAAGCATCTCTTCTTCAATCGCATTGTATGACATATTTGCCATACTTGCAAATGCTGCTACTTGTCCCACGACAGGTATAGCCCTTGTTAGCATTGAAGGCAATGATGCTGCTACACCAACTAAAGCATTTTCAACAAACCCAAGCTGTGACTTTGACTCTTCAGTTGTTAAATCAGATCCAAAACTCTGTATAATTGATTTTTTAAAATCCTTTCTAGCTGCCAAGTCTTCTTGATTAATCCTTATGTTTTTTATTTGTTCTTCGTTATATCCTTTATTTTTATAATATTCTTTTTGTTGCGGAGTTATAATCCTAGATTGGGCGCCTATAATACCTTCTCCTATCATATTGTTCACGTCAACACCCCCTCTTCTTATATAGTTAAATTTATCTATTATTTCGGCTGCGTCAACCACAAATGCATTAACTAAGTTACTCCCAAAACTACCATACTTTGCTTTTTCTGTAGCATATACTCCCGCAAGAGCGTTCATTTTTTTTTGGTTTGAAACAACACTCTCTGCGGAAATAGCTAGTTTTTTTGATTCTACTAAAATAGCTTCTGCGCCAATATCAAATTGTTCTTGTGTTATTAAACCTTTTGATGCTTGTTCTCGTAATTTTGTTTCCTTTGCAACGAGGTTATTCTTAGCGCTCATTAAGTCATATTGTGAGTTTGAAAGATTTGTAACATTGTCTCCAATAACATCTCTACTAAACCCACTTTCAATCGCTAACTTTGCCTCTCTCGCTCCTGCGTAATCACCGTTTCGTTTTTTTATTTCATAATCATCAAGCAGTAGTGAATACCTATCTTCTTGCTGTTGTTCAAATTTACTTTTCTCAGTATTAAATAACTTCCATTCTTCGCTATTGTATAAATCATCTTGCATTATTTTTGCATTTTCCGCAAGCTTCTCTCTAGTTTCTTCAGTGTCATACACTAAACCAACAGCCCAACCTGCTATACCATAGTCAGAAAATGCAAACCCCGATGCCTCTTTTTGTCGTCTTGATATCTCTTCTTTTTTTTGAAGATAAGTTAGCTCTTCAAATAATAATTTATATTCATTTGAACTATACGGTTTCTTGCTTAAATCTCTATTGTCTGCTATAAAACTTTGTAATATAGTTGGCAACAGTGCATTCTCATTTTCAAATGAAGCATTGTTTCTTAAAAAAGATTGTAGTCTAACAGCCTCATCACCTGATTTTTCATCAAATGAAAATGTCATTGCCGCTGCGCCATTTTTAGGAGTCACCTTTATATAATCTGTACCAAACCCTGTTTGCTCAAATTCAAACCCCATGCCCCCAAACTTGTTTTCTAAAGCTGTTTGAGCATCCTCTTCTGTCTTAGAAAGAAAATCTGAATTAACACTAAGAAATGGGTCTATTACACTTGGCTTAACTTCTATTGGAGCAACATCAGTTGATAAGTCTCTATCGTATCTTTTGTTTAGAGCAGATATACTTGAAGCATTTGTTATCTTTTCATATTTAGAATCCCCTTGTACTAATCGCTCCCAAAAGCCATCCTTTACTCTATATCTAGTATCGTTTACTGCTATACCTAATCCGGGGTCAAAAGACACACTCTTACTATAATCATTTCTACCATAGGGTCTATCTTGGCCCTCTATAAATGCTTTTACACCTGTTGCCTGTTGATTTTTAGTATTAAAGAAATCATCATATTCATCATATATCTTACTTAAAGGCTGTTCCTTTCCACTAAGCTCAATAGCTTCTGCATCCTTCATTTCCTTTCGAAATCCTGTAGCCTGTAATTGCTTTGCTTTTTCTTTGTCTTCTGCTGCCTGTTTAGCTGCAAGCTCAAAAATCAATGGGTCAGCGCCAATTTGGGTAATTCTGTCGATTTGGTTTTTAGTTAGATATTCCGAAGAACCATCTGCCGAAATGGATACCCCACCGGGACTTTTTTTTTTAATAAAAGGATTTGAAAAAGAATTTGAAACACCCATTAACGTCTTGAATGATTCAATGTCATCACTATAACCTCCCGACTTAAAAATCTCATAAGAATCATTTAACGCATTTGGATTAGATGCTATTAATTGCTTAAAATTGTCAATAGAACCACTGTACCCGCCTTGCGAAAACATTTGATATGCGTCATTTATTGCTTGGTCATTCATTTATATATTATTTATATTTTTTTTGGTTATTTCTCCCAAGAATATTTAAACTTTTTCTCTTCGTCATATTTCCCCGTTTCAATTGGAGCTGCTACTCCCGTTGCACTATTATCATTTAATGCATCCCCTGCATATTGTTGGAATGTTGTTAATGCCGCTCTTTGCTCATCAGCGGTCAATCCAAGACTATTTAAAACCGACTTCGCATAAGCGAGAGGAGTTACATCTGCCCCGGAAAAGTTATTTTGCTTTCCTCCAAATGTTATATTCATATCTTTCCCCGTCTTATTAAGGCCTGATATTCCTCCATATAATTGACTTAAACTAGCTCCTGCATTTTGTACCAAACTAGCATTTGGAGATGTAAGTAAAATTGCTAATTGCTCTCCTGCATTTCTGCCTTTTTCAAGTAATAATTTTTTCTGCTCTGCATTTGCAAGAGACCAATCAGATGGTCTTTGAACAGGAGGAGCATCTCCTAAAGCAGCAATAACTTGCTTACCAACTTTTCTATCTATTTTTTCAATCGTTTGCACAGTCATATATTCAAGAGCTGCTTCTCGTTGTTTTTTACCATTCTCTGTTGTGAAATCAGGGATTGGCATTCCGTCTCCCCCTCCTTTGACAACCATTAATATTTTAAATGGGTCTGCTGCAGCCTCTGCCTTATCATAAGTAAAGCTATAATCAACAGTATTTCCTTGGGCATCAAACAATATATTGTTTGTTAGTATTGAAGATACTGATGTTGGATTGACTAATTCTGAGCCTATCCTCTTTTTTAATGCGTTATCAAAACCTTCTTTTATTGCCTTATCCTGTGTATCTGTAACGGTACCTGTTTTCAATCTATTCTTTGCAGCTGCATAATCACCAACGATCTCGTCTCCTAGTCCCTCTTCAATTTTTGTTGCAACTCCATCTGAATCAAAGTAGTCATACTTTGCTTTTATTCTATTTGATAAATTAGCAGCAGAAACGGTTTCATATGTACCATCTGCTTTTTTCATGCTCATTAATACCAACCCTGTTTTAGGGTCAATAATTGGCTTAGATGTTTTATAGTTATCATATGACCCTGCTTGTTCCATAAGCCAAGACTCAGCTTCTTGTGATTTATTTAATGGGTCAGTTGAGTTCATTCTTTCCATCTTCACCTTATACTCAGCTTGATACTCTGTAGCTAAATCAAAAATTGTGCTTGTTCCATTTTTAACATTTTGCATAAAAATAACATTATCTCTTTCTGATATCATACCATTTTTAAATGCCCTCTGATTATCTAACATTTTCTTTTGCATATCCGATGAATAAGCAGATGTCCATGTAGTTAAATTGTCATCATCTCCCGTTGGGTGTTCATCTAAGTATTGATTGAATGCCCTTACCTCGTCATCATACGCCTCTTTCTTTGCTTTTCTTACAGCGACTTGGTCTGTAATCATATCAGACATACCAAGACCAATATCAGCCCAATTTACTTGGCTGTCAATGTCACGCTCTTGATATTTATAAAATGTTTTTGCCATTATTTATTTTGTTTTATCGGATTGGTAATTGTATTTGAGGATAGAAAGGATTTATAGGATTACTTTGTAAGTTAGTATTATACATAAATGGATTTTGTTGGTCTTGATTCAAAGTAGGCATTCCTGTTCCGAATGGATTAAATTGCATATTTGAACCTGTTGACGTTAATTGAACTCCTTTTGGATTTAACACAGCATTTCTAGTGTCAACGACACCTGAACCACCGGTATCTGTTTTTTGCTTCCCATACAAAGGAACCAAATTAGCCGCTTGTGTTGCTGCACTTGTAACTCCTGCAAATCCTTGCTCCATAGCAGCAGCAGACATTTCTTGAGCATTAGCAGCAGCCAATTGAGCACCCTCAACTTCGCCTAAATCTAGTTGTGTATTTAAGTCTCTTAGCCTAGCGTCTTCAGCAACCTTTAATCTTTCAATCTCAGTTAACTCTTTGCCCATTGCTGTTCTAATATCTCCTTGAGCTTCATTTTGCCCCATCTGTACTCGTCCTGCAGTTGCAGCAGCGCCTCTCTCAGACTCTTGACCTGCCTGTGTAGCCTGTGTTCCTTGAGCAAGCATTGCTTGTCTCGCTAACTCATAAGGCTCCTTTTGAACGGATAATGCATCCATATAGTTTACCTCAAGTCTCTTTCGAGCTGCGAACATTGCTTTATCAGCTTCCTGTTCTGCTTGTTTCTGTAATTTTTTTTGCTTATTTGCTTGGGCAAAAGACATCGCTGTTGTCGCTACAGTTGATGCTATTCCTATTATTGCTCCTACCATGTTATATTTTTTTAGTAATTTTTCTTAGTAACTACAAAGATATAAAAAATTAAGGGTAACTTTTCATTAACTCTGATTCTGCTGAAAACAATTCTATTTTTGTATCAAAACTATTTGAAAGAGTAAATAAACAGTAATGACCAAGTACACCATGTGACTCTGCAACTGAGTTTTTACTAAATAAGAAATACTCCGTTTGAGTAGGGATAGGAGTGGTCCATATAGGAGTGGTATCAATAATAATATAGTTGTCTCCTAAAGGATAGTTCTGAATAACACTAGTTACTATACCTGCGCCTATTGCACCTGCTGAAAAGTAAACAATGTCACCAATGCTTATTATGCTCCCTATTGCTATAAGAGGGGTTATTGAGAAGTTTATAGTTGCAGTACCTACACCAAATACAACTGATAAACTATTGCCAATTCCATTTACACTTCTTAAAGGATACTCTTGTGGACCCATTGGTATTGCACCATCATTTCTTACAAATGCAAACCAAGTCGCTTCTTTCCTTTCAAACCATGCTTGCTCTATATACCCTGTATATTGTAAGTCAGTAGTTAAGGTTGCAGACCAAGGTGCATCACCTACCAAGTCCATTGTCTTAAATAATTTATTCTCAAGAGGTAAGTCATTTAATACACTTGTAAGTCCTGTTGGGGTAAATGGGTCTAGTGGTGGTACGTTTTGTGCGCACCATGTGGTATAGAACGTGTTTCTTTTAATGTTTACGCTATGCCTATATAAATTACCCCCTTTAAATGAATAGAAATAATTATTCATGCCTATCATCCAATCAGGATTATAAGAATAGAATGAAGGCCATCCTTGTGCATTTGGGCTATATGTAAGTGTTTTAAACATGTCTATTTACAATAAGTAAATGGTTCTAATATCCAATATCCAAGAACAAGGTCAAGATACCAATACCTGCAAATGGTGCCGTCTGAATAGTACCCTTCTGCTGCTGCATATAACATAGATGCGTCACTATAAATGTATGTAGCGCTTGCCAAATCTACTGAATTTAAAAAATATGTTGCCGGCATAGTATTGCTTATTAGTTATGCAAAATTAACATTTTTATTTTACTTAACCGCAATTACATTCTATCGGGGTAAATATTAGATTTTCAACATAGTCAATACCTAAACTCACATCAAAGTACGAGATAACACTAGACATACAGTATTCATATGTTTGTCCTGCAAGGAAATTAAGCGTAGTTGCGCCTCCACCGCATAGAAGTTCACCTGTGAATGCTATATCTTCTCCTCCCGAGTTAAATATGCTATAAGACTGACATTCTGCACAACAATAGCAACCTATATATGTATATGTAAATCCGGGGATTCGCTCAGGGATAAGGAAGTCCCTAGCACATATAAATATACCTGCGTCTCTAGGGAACGTATAACTTACAGGGTCAAACTCTCCAATAACAGCATTAAGTCCATCACAATTAACATACTGAACACCAAAATAAGACTCTCCGGTATTATTTACTACCAACCATGTTCCGCACTCACAAACCGAGCATTCGAGACAAGCGACATCACAACTCACTTCGCTATAACATAATTCAACCTCAGTGGTACTTCTTAAGTCCCAAATCAAATAAAGATTATCAAATAAGCTTGGCACAGAAAAAACTGCGGAGTTCTGATTTCCAACAGTTACTATTGGAGTCACAACATTTGCTATTGATAGTAGTGTTGCTATAGCTGCAGGTGTATTTGGATAATTAATATTTGTGGTTGTCCATAAAAATCTATTCGGAGGGTCAATAAAGTCATAGTTATCAAACCCAATTTTATTTGTATATAGTGTCATATCTACTCCGGGGTAAGGGAAGCTACCCTGTCCTTGGAATCCTACCGCTGCATTATAATATGAAACAAGTGGAACAGCTGTACCTGAAGCAAATGTAACTTGATTGCTCTGTAATGGAGATGTATAAGGTATTGTTACATCAGTATAGTTATATTGATTATGAATGAAAAATCCTGCATTGCTATTATCAGTAATTACTACCTCAATTAGTTTTATTTTTTCACATTCTTGACATTCATTGTTTATATCAAATCCAATTGTTGAACCTGCAGATATAATTATATTAATTTCAAGAGTAAGAACAGACGGATTATTTACATTATAACTAACAGTATCTATTCCGACACTTGTTATTAATGTTGAAGTTGTTGTTCCATCATAGGTAGCTGATACAGTAAAGCTTCCTCCTAAAGATATAGATGTTGTTGCTATGGTAATAGTTCCAATTCCAATACAATCATTTAATTCAATACAATAATTTATCTCTCTATCCGTTGAGTTAGAAGAGTTGTCTATTGAAAATGTATTGTCTTGGTCGCAATCAAAACACTCCGTTACTATTGGGATACTAATGTCATTGCTAGTCAAAACATATTCATTCATATACGGGTCATATCCTCCAAGTTTCTGTGTAGTCTGTGAATAGATAAATTCATCTCTAAACCATGTTCGCATACCAAACTCTGATACCACCTGTAACTTATCGTTTTGTGCTGAGTCTCCTTGGAGCTGTATAACAGCGCCTCTTTTTACATCAGTGAAATATCTATCAGCACCCCATTGAACATAACTTTCAGGGTTGTGGCTTATGCCAAACTTTTCAGTTCTTGCAATCTGAGTACCCAATACTTCAGGTACAGCAAGTAGCGCTCGCCCTGCACCTGCATCTGACAATAAATTCTTGCCTGCTAATACATACGATATCTTATCTTCTTGGATACATAAAACATCAGTCTCTCTACCATCTAATATATAGATATACCCAAAAGATGACTCTAAATATTTATAGTTTAGAAGACCTAAATTAAACTCATTAAGCTTATTTAGATTTGACTCAGGGTTATATACCCCACTATAAGTAATATCCGAGAACCTATGCGCTTCTTTGTAGTCTTGCGCAGAGACTGAGGTTACTCTTTCCCCAAGATTAAACTCTCTACCAATTATTGAGTCTCTAATTTTATAACTCTCCACTCCATTTCCAAATGAAAAACAATTGAAAAACCCTGTATTTATAATTGCAGGTTGTCCCATTAAAAAGTCTTGATTTTGAACATTTCCTTCATGCTCTCCAATAGACGTAATCCCAAACGATAAATTGTTTTCAAAGAATACATCAGGCAAGGCATCTATTGGAGCTGTCTCAAATACAAAGTCAGGACTAACAGGTGCTCTACTAATCTTAAATCCAAGCCTAGAAATTGAGTCACTAAAAACAGTACACTGAACTGTCCCTGACATCCAAAAAGTTAAGCGGTTATCAGCAGGGTCTCTATTAATATATAATCGCATTATATTAGCTGCTGCACCCGCAGTAACAAAAGTATTCATGGCTGATTCGCTATTATTAAAACTTCCCATATAAACGATACTCATACCGGTAGACGGAAGGGCTATTAGCGCTGACATAATAGTTGAAGTATTAAATGTAAACCAATCTTCTAAACTATTATAGTCATTTGTTGCAGTAAAATAAACATACGATTGTGACGAATTTACCTCTTTTTCACTACAGTCAAAAGTACCTTTTCTATATGTATATACCATTATTCCTATAACAGAACCTGCAGGAACATCTATGTCAGTCCAAGGTGGGCCACCGGGCTCAGACCAATATACTCTAGTTATTTTTACTCCACTATTAGAGTCTGTATATGGAGGTATAGATGGGATTGTTGCTGCAAAATTAATAGTTTCTAATCTCATGTATACACCCGGGAATGGAAAGGCTTGAGAGCCCTTTTCTAAAACAGTAGTATACACACATTCTTGTGTTGCTCCATTTGAGTCTTTTTTTACAATAAGCCTATCTCCTACCTCAACCTTTTGTTGATTTTCTCCCTCAAGTAAAAACCAATATAAGCTGTTATTTGCGGTATCTATATAAAGTAATGTTGAGTATACTGTTTGATATCCTTCTTGGTCAGGCTTTATTACAAACTTATATCTAGTTGCCCAATATGGAGCTACTTGTGAAGTAGGTATAGTTACCCTTATTGAGTTTTGATTTACAGATGAAGAACAAGGAGTATAAACAGTATTGTCAACTGAAACAAGAGCTGTTGATGAACGAAGGAAATCATCCATATAAACTATTCCCACCTCATATCCTCTATTGCTATGCAAACTTCTTATTTGCCCAACTTTTGAAAATGTAACAAACTCATCTATTATCTGATAATACTCATATCCATAAGTTCCCGGACTAGTTAATTGTTCGTATTTAGTTGCAACTATCTGCAAGTCTATATAACTATTTAGGTTACTTGATATTATTTTTATTGGTTCAGCCACAGCATTAATACCTGCCGCTCTTTTTTCAAAATTAAACGCTAAATTTACGGGCGTTAAACAATTAAATCTATCAGTCAATGTATACCCATCGCAAGATGTTGGATTTGAAGGGATAGGGTCATACACAGGAAGTATATTAGCAACCGTACCAATCCAATCTTGGAACTCAACACTTTGTGCTAAATCATATGGACTACTATAACTTGATGTTAAAAAAAATGTAGCTGACACAAAAGTATTTGGTGTCACACCCATTAAAAATGGACTGCCTGTAAAACTTTCATGAATAAACTCAATGCTAATTCCAATAGAAGCTCCTGCTATTAAATTAGACGCATATGGAATTAAGTTAGCAAAGTCTATTCTTAATATTGAAAATGGAACAGTATGACTGCCGTCAATAAGATACGTTGATGTTTGTTTTGACGTTAATAATGCTTCAAATCCTATTACCTCTTGAATTAACGCTGTCTCATAAGTAAATTGAACAGGGTTTCCAAGTGAAGTCACTAAGTCATATCCTTCAATATAATTACCATACATTAGCCTATTACCCATAAGGGTTTGTGCTTGAGCAAATCTTGGGACATTATCATATAACCTTAATAACTCAGACTCAGGAAGAGTAGTAAATATCTTACTATTATCAAAGCTTATTGATGTATATATATTATTTGGTATCCCTAAGTCTTGTTTATTTTGTTTTTCAATTATCTTAATTATATTGCTTTCTGACTGCTTAAATAATAAATCTATACCAACAACAAGAGAGTCACCTGTATAGTAAGTTACCTTACAAGCATTAAATGAGTTTATCATTCCCTCATTTAAGTATGCCTCTACAGTTACCTCAAATCCATTTGGAGCGAAAGCAATATCAGACCACTGCGAAGTAGCTGAATACTCTCCATCAGCATATAAATACCTATAAGCAAATGATATAAACCTCTCTTCTAAAAAGTTTTGTTGACCAACAGTATTTAATAATTGAACAGTTGGAGACTCAGTAGGTGGCTTCTTAATAACAAGTAGTGACTCTTCAAGTAGCAATGCTGCTGCAATACCACCCGCATCTGTTAATGGAGCACCTGATGGCACAGCATAATTTCTATTTATATTTATTACTCTTGGAGCATTATAGTTATCCGTAAAAAATAATAAGTTCTCTATTTTATTTACTCCTGTAATAAGATACTTTGGATTAAAATTTAGAGTTGTATTTATGTTACCACCATTATCTATAGTGATAACGTGATAAGTAAGGAATGAATTATTTGTGTTAAAAGATACAAGTAAGTCAAGCTTACCCGTTAGTCCTAATGGAAAATTTGGGTCATGTACAAACCAATATACTGTCTCCATTGCTCCATCTTCATAAGCACCAATGCACCTTGCATCTACGCTTAAAGGAGTATTTAGAAATTTTAAGGCTGTTAACGGAACATTTCCTTTTGTGTTTTCGATAACTCCAAATTCAGAGTTTTCCGTTGAACCCATACGCACGTTCATAGCGTCAATGTACTCGCCATTTGGAACAACTCTTTCATCAAAAGTTTTGTTCATTTTTCCTGCAACAAAATTCCTACTAAATTTCGGCATACTATTTTAGTATTTTATCTAAGCCCCTTAAGTTCATTAAAAGTCTTCCGGGGTGAATATTACTTATTCTTATCTTAGCATTTCTTAATAATGCTTGCTTATCTTTTTTGGCTCTTTGAATAACATATTCTTGAACGCCGAATTTAGCGTTTAAAACCTCATATTTTATGTAAGCATAAATATAAGCCTCAAATAATTTATTTATTGTTATTAGAGAATTGTCTCCATTCTCCATACCATCTGAAACATATTCAAGAATACATAATCGCTCTGACATTCCTGAATCAAAATTAATCACACCTGCCTTTTTATCTACATTAAATGTAGGGTTAGCATTTGCGGTCTCTGTATTCAGTCCATATCTTGTTCCAATTGCATAATCAAAATACCAAAAACCATCTACATTATACCCTGCTTGATTATCAAATTGATTCCCTTTGTTTAGATAGATTGATTTTTTTGTTCCTGTAATTCTATCATAATCTATAGCTGAGTTCTGAGGAGATAAAGCATTTCCATTTTGGTCAAACAATATATTTGAAAGGTTATCTTGAAGGTATGCTCCTGAAGATAATGTCTGTATGTTTTCACTTAATGGTCTTAGAACGCCATTCTCATATACCGATATCCTTACCCAATTTACATAATCAGATGGTAGAATATATCGTAATGTATTTGGAACATTTAGTTCTAAAACTTTTATCTCTTTAAACGCATCGTAGTTAAGCTCTTGAACAGCACGCTTTGCGTGGAACAATATCTTGAACCTCTCCTCATTATTTACTAATGAGTGGTTTCCCGAATACATTAAAAGAAAATTAGTTACAACATCAGCTAAACTAACATATTGATAAGACCCCCAATTTAAGTCTTCAGGGTTATTACCATTATTTTCATAATATTCGTATTGTGATATATATGTCATATTTTACTATTTATTGTTGCATACTAAATGATGGCTGTTCATGTTGTTCTTGAGCCATTGCATATTGAACAACATCCGCTTCACGAATTGATACTCCACAATACTGACATATCTTCATTACTAACTTATACCCATCTTCAATTGGTAATTCAAAGTCTTGGTAATCAAGTTGTGATTGGTCAAATACAGGCTCACCATTTGCTAAAGAAATATATGTCCATTTAGGGTCTTTAGGATATCTAAAATAATCATTTCTTACTGCTCCATAACCCTGTATGCTTATAGGATATAAAGACATATAATCACTTATATTTGTATAAGATGGATACATCAATGTTGGACTTGTAATCGATGAATTTTGCAATAAAAGTATTTTACTATTTGAAACCTTTTCAGCTTCAGAATAATTTGAACCTGAATATATTGCATATTTTTCTCCTGCTAATAAATTCTGAAAAATATTATCTTGTAAGTCTAATGTATCTACTGAAGTAGTTAAAGACTGTACAGTAGAGCTTTGGAATGTTGTTAAGTTTAAAACAATATCTCCAACTTTAACGCCTAAAGCAGGAAAGTTTACTGTTGCATCTATTAATTGAAAGTTGGATTGTGAAGTGTTTGTTCCATTAATTATTTTTTTTGTATATACAATTACTTTATTAATCATATATGCAGAACTACCAACAGTAGTTGGTGATGGAAGATAAAAATTATTAGTTAGATTACCTGAAGTTGAAAGTTGTGGGAAAATGAAATCACTTTCTAAAAAACCTTCCATTACTTCCATAATAGGTTTACTAATATCTGCGTAATCAGAACCTGATGACCTTGCATTTTCAGCTAATATTGATTTATTATAGCTACTAAAATACTCTTCGTAAAGTTCCATTTGCGCATTAGTTGCATATAAATTAAAATCAGATGGAGAAATATATCCATAGTTATTTTTATTTAATATGGCTATTACAGTGTTTCTTACGGAGTTTATCATTACAGACATACGCTATTCTTTTTACAAAGATAATAAAAAAAAAGGCACTCTATTAAAGCGCCTCTTTGTTTCTAAATTAATTAATATTACGCTATAGAAATATTTGATACTGCATAAGGTAAATTTTCAACAGTGTATAAAACATTTGTCCACGATGTTGTCAAAGCAGCAACAACTGCATTTTGAATTGCATCACGCATAGTTTCATCACCTGCTCCTGCTGTAGCATGTGTAATTGTTACAACATCTGTACCTGTAGATGATTTGTAATGAATCCCAACTGTTGTTGTAGAGTCTTGCTCAATTAATACAATACCTGTTGCAGATACTATTTGTACTTGTTGACCTGTTACTGTAATTCCTAAAAATTTTTCCATCGTTTAAAAAGTTTAAATGGGTTAATAAAGTACAAATATACTAATTATTTTGAACTTATTTCTAAGAACTTCAATACCTCAATACCCTCGTCTGACTTTAAATATAAAGCAACTGTTTCAAATGGGTCTTCTCCAAATGGTACAGTCATCATTTTCTTTTTATTGCTTTTAGTATTATACCACACCTCGCGCTGTCCATTTCTAAATTGTAATATATTGCTTGAGAAGAACATTTGAACATTAGACTGCAGTTTAAGTAAAGGGTCATTTAATATCTCTAAAAATGACTTAGGTTCTCTTTTAGCATAAATCAATACATCTCTGCGTAATTCTGCAGTTGATACATTTGTTACATCTTTTTGGAACATAACTCTACTTACTACTTCAAGTTGCTCTATAGTTAATTGTCTAGCTTCAATCAATGCATCTACTTCAAAGTTTAGCATCTCAACTTCCTGAGCAGCATCAATTGTTTTATCTACTTCTACAAAAGCGAATCCATTTAATGGATGATAATGTAAAAATTGCTGTAGCACAGGATTTGTTCTTGGGACACTTAGAAATCCATCATCAAAGATTATTGGTTCAAGAAGAAAGTTTCCGTCTTGTTCATCTTCAAATGGTGATTTTTGATTTCTTGCATATCGCAAAGCTCTGTTCATATTGTTCTCTTCATCAAAATAAAGAAGTGGATACCTAGTTGTGTTTCTTGATGGCAACGTAAAAGAGATTGGCGTTGCATTGCTTTTTAGCTTGTAGGTCTTATCTACTGATGTTGTGTTTTTTTTCATTATTATTTGATTTGATTTAGTTACTAAAATAAAGGAGGAGCAAAGCGCCCCTCCTTTTGAAAATTAAATTATTATTAAACTCCGTATCGGAATAAAACAAAGTTATTCGCACCTAAAGTACAAACAGCACGCTCAGACAAGAAGTTAACTTCCATTGCATCTAAGTCACTAGTTTGAGCACCTCCGGCAGAACCTGTCATCCAAGTTTTGTATCGTCTGTCTTCTGCTTCAGAAGCACGATATCTAACGTGTAAGAAAGGACGCTTTGCATTTTTACCCATAACTTGGTCATATACATTTGTAGAACCTGCAGGAACAAGTAATCCTGTGATGTTTCCACTTGCGATTGCACCTGTTGGCATACCTCCACGCATTGTTGGGTCATTTAAGTATTTCCAATCAGTCTTGTAGAAGTCATAACCTCTTCGGAATCCTGTAAATCCTAAATTTAATGCCATGTCTTTGTCATTGTCAAATAGACCATAAGAAGTACCACCTGCTCCATAAGAGTTTTGTGCAGCTAACATATCGTCAATGTCAAATCCAAAATCACGATTAACAAATACTACGTTTTCTTCAATAGCACCTTGCTTATCTAAACGAGAGATAACAGTGTCCCAATCAGAAAGAGTTGTTGGATTACCACCACCCCATACGTTTCCACGGTCATTTACTACATAGAAGATACCTTCTGAACCTTTGTTACCCGCTGATGTAAATGTTACCTGAGTAGCAACACCCGAACCTGCACCTGCAGGAATCGCTTCAACCATTGCAGTTTCAAGATAATCTTCAAAACGTAGACGAGTTTCGTGTTCTGATTTTAAGTACCAAAGGTATCCTGTAGCACCATTCTCAGTAGTCACTTCAACCCAACCAATTTGAGCCATGTCAGAACCGTTTACTGCATACTTATCTTTAATGATAATTGGAGAATTTGAGAAAATAGTATCTTCAGCCTCTAAAGAACCTGACATACCATTTGTTCCTTTTTTAAATTCAGAACCATATACCCAAATAGAACAAGTAGACGCAGCAGCAAAAGTTTGACCACCTGTCTCATAATAAGCAACTGTAATAGTATAGGTAGGACCCGTACCTGCAGGAGCAACAATAACGATTCCTTTGTTTGACAATCCCGTAGCATTATCAAAAATCATAACTGTTTGACCTAAACGAATTGAGATTGTATTACCCGAAGTAATTGTAGCGTCTGTAATAGTAAATACAGATGTATTAGAAGCAGCAGCAGCAGCAGGAACACAGTTTGTGTACTTTGTGTGCAAACGACCTTGTTCAGCCCATTTAATCATATCCGAGTTTGACGGCATCTCCGCTCCTACCATACGTAAGAATGAAGCTACTGTTCTATTACCATAACGCTCAAATTCTTTCTCATAAGTATCAGGAAGATACTGAGTTAAAAAGTTAAAGTTGGTAATGTAATTTGTTTGTAATGGGACTTGCTCCGAGCTTGGAGTCAACCCAAAAGTT